GAAGGTATCTTTCAGAAGAAATTCGAATGGTTTGTAAACCTTCGTACTTCTGGCGGTATTGATACTGTGCCTTTCTTCAGTTCTATGCGTCTGGCATAACTTAAATTCTGAAGATTCTAAGTTTTTTTAGAATCTTCAGTTTTTTAAATATCTTCAACTTCTTAAAAACTACAACTTTTAAGTTTTAAAGAAAAAAAGGGTTTTTAGAAAAAAAGGTTTTTTAGTTTTATTTATAATTATAAATTTAAATTTCTCATTTAACTAAACAAATGAATTTTGAATCAGAGATCAAGGAGCTAGACTATCAAGCAACAGAGGATATCTTCTTAGAAGAAGATCTCAATGAATATGATGATTCATCAACTGCTTATTATAATCAGTTAATAAGTGAATGTATATTACCTATTACTAGGTAATACTTAATTCATTCAACAAACCAACTTTCATTCAACAAACAAATCATGGCTTCATTATCTGCTTCAATCATTCTCAATCTATTAGATAAGGCAACTACTTCGAGAGAAGTAGTTACTATTCTAGATACTCTAGAGTATCACTTAGGTGACACTACTGAGAGTATCACTCAACCTAACCTAGAATCTATACAATTCTAGGTTGAGTGTGCCAGTCTGTAGACTGTCTACTATTCAACCATTCTCCCCCCTCAGGGGTTATGCTTAGCAAGTCAACCAAACAAAGCAATGCCCGACACGCTCAACTTCACTGGTGACACTATCACCTATCTAGGTTTCATAGGTGTCACTTCAACCCTGATCATTCTGGTTTCAGTGTTTCGTTCCTTCTACAACTCACCACTGAACAAATAATGAATTGCCCTGATAATGAAACCTTTGAATTAGCAATCAAGTTACACAACAAACTTCGATATCTTTCAGGAGGTAATGAGAATGATCAGGATTTAGTTTCTCTTCTAGATTGTCTTATTCAAGATCAAAGAATCAACCTTATCACTCAAACAAAATGACTCAAACTGTTTACACTGACGCCATTATTATTGACACTTTGTGTCAGGCAACTCGTGATTACTTAGAGGAGAATTGTGAGGAGGGTAGTTATGCTTTAGATGATGCTCTAGAGTTTATAGCAACTCATGGCGAAGAAAATCTAGTTAACTACTATGATGATTATATCATTATGGCAGAGAAGATTGGTTACGATGTTGTTGATGCCTTTATAAGTATCAACGATATTAGTAATGTTAACTACGCTCAAGATTCCTTTGTTGGTTGTTACTCTAGCGGTGCTGCTTTCGCTGAAAAATATTACTGGCACAATGAAACTCATCCTGTGCCAAGTTATATAATTGTTGATTGGGAGGCAACATGGGAGAGCAACATGCGATATGATTTTGATTATATAAACGGTTACGTGTTTGATAGTAACTGGTAGTTACTAAGTAACATTTAGCAAGGGGCGGCAGCGGCCGCTCCTCTCTCCCTTCCCTCCCCTCCCGCCCTCTAGGTTACAGACCCTAGAGGGCATTTTGTTGATTTAGTAGACAGTTGCTACGCTGTCTACCTTTACCCCATAGATCCGCTGCTGACCCTGTATAATTAAAGAGTAAACAAGGGAAACCAAAATGTGGGATGAGATCCAAGACTGTGCAGGCGAGATTTTTGATTTCGATCAGTGGATCGATGAGATCGCCTCAGATCCCGAGTTCATCGCTCAGGTTGAGGCATCCAACGCCCAGTTTGACCTGGAGGTGGCACAGTTGCCCTAGTGGCACAGTCAGGGGCAATGGATGCCCCTCTGACCCTGTAGAATTAAAACAACAAACAACCAGAGACCAAATGACTCGCCTCCTTGCCTATCTGCTGATCTCAGGAATCACTCTCGGGGTTTCCCTCTCGGCAGTTAATAGCACCAACCAAATGATTAAGGTATTAAACCAGAGGCAAACCGCCCAGTGTGACAGTCTAAACGCTGTCACTCCTGGCAGTTGCGTTATGCCTTGACCCTGTAGAATTAAAACAACCAAACAAAGGAAACCAAATGACCCGCCTCTTGACCGTTCGCTGCCCCTCTGCTCCTTGGGAGAATGACACTGTGCCCGCTGATCAGGCATGGGATCTATGCTACGACCTCTCAATTGAATTTGGTTGCGCTCGCATCCTAGACGGTGAGCAGATCATCGGTGAATATCTAGACGGTCGCTAGACTGTCACACACAGGGGCAGAGGATGCCCCTCTACCATGCTACAATTAAACCACAAACAAAGGGAAACCAAATGGCAACCGCAACGATGACCGAGACCGAGACCTTCAACGGTTGGGCAAACTGGGCAACTTGGAATGTAGCATTGTGGTTACAGAATGATGAGGCAATGTATAAGGTTGCTAGGCAATATGATCGCTACGATGCACTCATCCCACGCCTTGAGTATGCCTTCGGTCAGATGACCCCAGACGGTGCCCGTTGGATGGATCCAACTATAGATACCGATGAGTTGGATGAGATGCTCACCGATATGTAGATTATACTCTAGAGGGGCATTGCTGCCCCTCTCACTGTTAACCACTGCCCTCACTAAATGAGATTTAGAAAACGCAAGATCGCCTTAGCTATCATCGGTTTCATGATGTTTGGGCCTGGCGTGTTAACCGTCCTAGCACTGATCAAATATCTAGATCGTTTTGATGTGCCTGCAGGCGGACTGTCACCAGATGACCCCAACCTCTCCCTCTGACCCTGTAGAATTAAACCACAAACAACCAGAGACCATGCTTCCAATCAACTCTAAGTTCAGTGCCTGCGCTCGTAAGGTTACAGGCAACCCCTTAAGGGGCACTGTGGGGGTGACCTTTACTAGCAGCGATAAAGTTTATCGCTTCACTGGGGTTTCCCGCCGTGCCATTCTAGGCGCTGTCATTCTCCCCCCCGCTAGTGTAGGCAAGTGGATCAATCGCCACTGTTTCGCCTGAGGGGCACGGTTGCCATGCTACAATTAAACAACAAACAACCCCAGACCATGCCAAACGTTTCCCGCTCCTACCGTGCCAAAACAACCTCATCCTATGCCCTACATCGCCGCTGGATTGAGCAGGATATGGATCAGCAGGATGCCGATATAATGAGAGTATATGATCGGGCACAATACTATGCCGAGCAGGACGGTTGCCACACTGGCACAGACAGCGATGCCTAGTCGCTGCTGACCGTCTAGAATTAAAACAACAAAGCAACCCAACCAATGCAAATCGAAGTTCGCTACCAGACTCCTTACCCCGCCGCTGGATTGACTGAGGAGTGGCGCTCACAATTCTTTTCCACCCTGCCTGAGGCAGAGCGGATGGTCAAGTTCTACAAATCCTGTGGATCACCTGCCCACATTGCCCCTAGCAGTTTGGCACAATTCGCCCACCTCGCCTAGTGGCACAAGCGAGGGGCACCCCGCCCCTCTGACCGTCTAGAATTAAAACAACAAACAACCAGAGACCATGATCACCGAAAACGACCTTCTCCAAGCTTGGGCCGATGCCACCGCTCACCTGACCCCAGAGGAGCGGGAGGCCGTAGGCAAGGCAACCCCAGAGCAATGGATGGCAGCAATGGCAGGATGCGTTAACGATCCCGATTTCTGGCAGAGAATGGGCGCTGCCTTTATCGAGGGAGTGGCGAAGGGGTTCGCTGATTGGGCAGCTGATTGGGCAGCGAACAGGTAAGGCACTGGCACACTGGGGCCAAATGCCCCCTCTGACCCTGTAGACTAACCAAGTAAACAAACAAACCAAATGATCACAACCAATTTCTCAGATCTGACCGCCAACGAGGCAAGGCAGGCAATCTACAATCTCACCTGCATCTATAGTTGGGAGACCATTGGCAGCGAGATGATCAGCCGCATGAGTGGCGATGAGGCCCGCTCCTTTGTTGAAGATTTCACCAACCTCTACACCTGCGATATAGATGAGGATGATGATGAGGGTGCCAATTAAGGCACTGGCACAATCGGGGGCAGAGGTTGCCCCTTGACCGTCTAGAATTAAACCACAAACAAAGGAGAGATCCCAAATGACCCGCTTCACTTCCAACCCTTACGAGCAGCAGATCCTCGCTAAGGGTCGCGACCTGCCCACCGCTGCTGCTCCTGCACAGCAATTCCCTAAGACCATCTACGGTCGCACCTTTGAGACTAAGGCAGACTACGATGAGGCAATCGCTGATTTCCTAAACGGAAACTAGGGGCACCCCTACGGGGGGGCACCCCTACGGGGGGGCGGGGTTGACACCTGCCCCTTTACCCCGTATAATTTAAGAGTACCAAACCAAAGTAACCCACCAATGACCGCAACCTTCACCATCGCCACCAAGTTCCTAGAGTTGACCACCTTTGAATTGGAGGAGTGGTTATGGGTAGGCACCACCTCCCTGGAAGAGGAGCGGGCAATCTGTAAGGAACTGGCAACCCGTGCCAAGCGTAGGCAAGCGATGGAAGATTTCCTCTGGTGACCCCTACGGGGGCCCCCTCGGGGGTATGCTACAATTAAACAGTAATCAACCAACCTCAGACCTAATGACCAACCTGCCAATCTCCCCATGCTCAGACCTTGCCACCAGAGAACTCAAGTGGTTGTGGCAATCTGATCAGTTGAAGAATTACGCTTCCCGCCCCTCTATGTTTATTCACTGGGGTGTGCCTGCCTACATCATCGCCGCCCAGTGTGCTGAGGTTCACGCTGATGAGGTGGCACCCTGCCCTATCAGTGGGTGGCGTTACTGAGGGCGCCGCGACGGTCGCTGCCCTTCGGGGCAGTTGACTGTATATTATAACGATATCGTGATGGTGCCGAGCGCCGAGCGAAAAGTCGTGGGTCCCTCCAACCTACAAACCTTTGAAAACGCTCAAGTGATTTCGAATACATATAAAAAAATTTCCGCCAGAAAAAACAGACAAAAAAACCTGAATGAAATAGATAGATATATAAGTTACCTCGCAGGTATTCTAAGTGAATAAAGAAGAATTATATAATATTGCTGATCAGGTAGGATTTACTGAATACTTGCTAGTAGCTCAAGAATTTGAAAGAGTAGAGTGCGAAAAAATTTGCAAATCATTTGCTATGAATGAGAAGCGAATCGAGGTTGCTGCTGCATTAAATAGAGCAGCAGATTTAATTCGTTTACGTAGCGAGTTTGGAAACATCAATTTACCAGAAAGAAATACACCAAAAGATTTTATAACTTATATTGAGGATAAGTAGAATGAATAGTTACATTTTAAGAGCAGACAATCCTTCTAAACTATCGAATACCCTTTATGTGTATTACACTGGTGATGGATGGGATACAAGTATGGAAAAAGTGATTTATTATTTTAAAAGAGAGGATGCTGAGGAGGCATTAAATTTAGTAAATAGTATTGCATTAAACATCACCGTTGAAGAGGTCACTAAAGACGGTCCAAAGGTTGATGCAGTAGATGGTGATGATGATGGTTTGGTTGAGGACGGCACAGTATTTGAGCGCCCGATTGAAGTAAAAACAGTAAAGAAGAGAGCATATACTAAAAAGAAAGATATTAATAAATAATTCAAAAATCACCATTATGAAATACGTTACCACAATTGAATATGACGATGGAAATGACGAGTATATGTTACCGATACCTGAAGAGCTGTTAACAGCTTTAGGATGGGTTGAGGGTGATAATTTAAAATGGGAGTATGCAGACGATTCTATTTTGCTGAGTAAAACAAATGACTGAATTCGGATATAAGATTGTTGATAAAAATGGAAATATAGTAGAAGATAAGACGTTTGAAGATTTTGATTCAGTAGCAGACTATATGTTAGATGCAGCTGACAAGTGGTATTCTGGGTTACAGGATCCTAGTGATGTTATGAGTTTACAAAGAAGAGAAAATGGCACTGTAGTTTTTGAAGACACTAATAGTTTTGGAATTGAAAATGATGCACTTAGAAACCACGGATCAGAAGATACAGAAGTTGTTGATGTTACTGCAACAACAGGAGAATCGGATTCAGTATTTGGAGAAACGTATAGCGAAGATTCCTGATCCGTTTTCAATTAGTTATAGACCACCTGGTGAAAACTATAAGAGTCTTCCCGATGCGTTAGATGCAGTATGCAATCGACTAAATAATTTGGAAGAAAAGACAAGAGAAGCGAAAGTATGCCACCAGCGTCTAGAATGCAAGACAAAGTAGCTACTGGGCATGGGTGTGATGTTACAACAACCATCCTTGAAGGGTCTCCTAACGTCATTATAGAAGGTCTTGGCGCTGCATATCAAGGTGCTGCATTAACACCTCATACTATTACAAATCCAGCGCCATTACCAGCGCCACCGTGTATACCACACACAGCAAAAGTTAATGTTGGTAGTAGCACAGTAAAGGTAAATGGAAAAGCTTTAGCACGAGTTGGTGATTCTGCAGATGCTGGTAGCATTATAGCTGGCGCAAAGAAAGTATTAGCAAAATGAAAGAAGTAGAAATTCATATAAATGAATGGATTGAGAAAATTTCTAAGTTGCAATCAGAATTAAATGGTTTTTCGATTTTCCCGTATGCAAAATCTGCGAAATATACTATCATTCATTGTAGAGTAGAAGATATTATACCAGTTGAAGATTACGACGTTGTTTTTTATGTTGTTGAAGATTATCTAGATTTGCAATCTATTCAATATTGGGTAAACTTTTACAATGAATTGTATACTCAATACATATTTTTGGAAGACCATGCAGATTATGACACTTATATCAATAATATTCAAACAAACAATGGTAAGTATAATTTAATTTTAATGCAAGATTTACAGAAATTACGAAATCGGGATAGCAACCCCGTAAAAAGTTCTGTTTAACTTTTACGAGAAAAACAGATGGCAAAAAAACAGATTCCTGACAACGTACCTTCGATGATGTCTGAAGATTTTGGCACCACAGTATTAATTACTGATCCAAGGTCTGACGCTTTACTAGAAAGATCACGCAAAATGAAATATATGAAACCTCCGAATCGTTTAGAAAAATGGTGTGGTGGCAAAGGTGGCTTCGATGATTATGCCGAGTGGTTATAATCGCGTCTCCGTCATATATGTGTGATAAATATAGTAGACTTATAGTGGTATTTAATGTCCACATTTCAAACTTTTAAAGATATAAGTGTAGCATTTGGTGCTCACCCAAACACAAAAGATTTAGTTGTGGTTAAAAACGAAACTGCTATTAAAAACGCCTTACAAAATTTAATTTTGACAAAAAGAGGCGAAAGACCTTTTAATTCAAATTTAGGTAGTAGAGTAACTGAGTTACTTTTTGATTTACTAGATTATGGTACTGCTGCTTCTATAAGAGACGAAATTATTTTATTAGTTAATGATTATGAGCCTCGTGTAAATCTATTAGATGTTATTGTCACACCCGATGATAGTAACAATGCTTTTGAAGTTTATATAGAATTTGAAATTATTGGTAGAGAAATTGAAGGGGCACCTACGTCAACAGAATTTCTTTTAAAGAGAACGAGATAATCAATGCCATATTCGCAGTTAAATCAATTAGATTTTAACAATATAAAAAATTCGCTCAAAGAGTATTTGAGAGCGAATTCAGAATTTAGCGACTATGATTTTGAAGGTAGTGCTTTAAGTAACTTATTGGATATTTTAGCTTATAATACTTATTATACTGCATTCAATACAAACATGGTAGCAAACGAGATGTTTCTCGATTCTGCTACACTAAGAGATAATGTTGTTGCAATCGCCAAGCAATTAGGATATAGACCAAAATCTGCTACTGCATCACAAGCAACGTTAAGTTTGAAACTTAATTATACTTCACCAAACAAACCAAACACTGCGATTATACGTAGAGGTAAGGCATTTACATCATTTTTTGATAATTCAGTATATCAGTATTCATTATTAGATGATGTAAGAACACCAGTTAATAATGGAGTTGCATTTTTTGAAAACGTGACCGTTTATTCTGGCACTATTGTTACTGATTACCATACAGTGCAGTCAGTATTAAGAAATCAAAAGTTTCTATTAAAAAATCAAAATATTGATACTACTACTATTAGAATAAAAATATTTAAATCTTTTCAATCTTCATCGTTTGAGTTATATGATTATGTAGAAAATATTTTAAATGTAAATCCAAATAGTAGAGTTTTCTTTCTAACCGAAATTGAAGATGAAAATTACGAAATTAAATTTGGCGATGGCGTATTTGGAAGAAAATTACTGGATGGTGAATATATAGAAATTTCATATCTGACTACTTCAGGACCAGAAACAAATGGCGCAAGAGTATTTTCTTTTAATGGAGTAGTAGAAGATTTAGAAACTACAAATAACAGTTTAAATGCATATAGTATCAGTCTTGGAGAAATTATTCTTATTTCCGCTTCTTCTGGTGGGGAATATTCAGAAAATTTAGAAAGAATTAAGTTTAATGCGGCAAAAAATTACGCAACTCAAGATAGAGCAGTAACAAGTGAAGATTACAAAGCAATTGTGCGCAATTTATATCCATCTGTAGCGGATATTACAGCCTTTGGCGGTGAAGAAGATGATCCACCCGAGTATGGCGTGGTTAAAATTGTAATCAAACCAAAATATTCTACTACGTTGTCTTCATTTACTAAAAATGATCTAGAAAAGAAGCTGAAAAAGTATTCGGTTGCTTCGGTAACTCCAAAAATTGTAGATCCTTCAATATTATATGTTGAATTAACTTCTAGAGTATTCTACGATACAAACAAAACTACATATAAACCCGATAAAATTCTTTCATCTGTTATTAAAAATATTGAAGATTATATTGTTTTGTCGGATACAGAAAAATTTGATGGTAAATTTAGATATAGTAAATTTGTCGGTGTGATTGATGATGCAGAAACATCTATCAAATCAAACTTAACTACCATTATGTTAAGAAAAGATTTTTATCCAGCAATTAACTCTAAATTTTATTATGAAATTTGTTACAAAAATCCATTTTTAATCGATGACTTACCTGTAATAAGTAGTAGTGGATTTATTGTAAGAGAATTTTCTCAATATACTGTTTATATTGAAGATAGACAAGGTAAAATGATACTTTACAGATTAGATAGTATTACAGGTGAAAAAATTGTCATGAATCCTAATCTAGGTAGTGTTGATTATGCAAAAGGTGAAATAATGATGAATAATCTGATTATATTGAAAGGATCGTTTCCTGATGAAAAAATAGAAATTAGAGTAAAACCAGCTTTAAACGATATTGTATCTTCCAGAGAAATGTTTCTGGATGTTGATATTACTAACAGCAAATTCACTATTATTCAAGAGTAATTAGATGGCAACCATTCAAAAAAGAATTTCCACACTAGTTAATCAACAACTACCCGAATTTATTTCAGGTGAATATCCAAAATTTGCTTCGTTCTTGCAAAAATATTATGAGCAATTAGAATTAACTGGACAACCACTTGATATTATTCAAAATTTAACAAAATATAATGATATCGATACTTATGAAAAAGATATATTATCAGAATATACTACATTAACATCAAATATTTCTGCTACTGCGTCTACAATCCAAGTAGCAGATACATATGCATTTCCAGAAACAAATGGATATGTAATGATTAATGATGAGATTATTTTTTATGCTTCAAAAACATCTACTTCTTTTTTAAATTGTAAAAGAAATCTTAGTGGCACAACTAAGTTGGGCGATTTGTATAACGCTTCTGTTTATAAAACAGTAACAACACACGATCTAACTACAGGATTTCAACATCTAGTTGGCGAGCAAGCTTTTAATATTAGTAATTTGTTTTTATATGCTTTCGTAAAAAATTATGAATCTGAATATCTAGCATCTTTTCCAGAAGAATCATTAAAACCAGAAGTAGATAAAAGAACTTTAATCAAAAACATCAAACAATTCTATAGAGCAAAAGGAACAGACCAATCTATTGAATTTATTTTCAATTCTATAGTTGCACAAGATTCTTCTGATATTCCATCAATTTATTATCCAAAAGATAATACTCTTAAGACTTCTACTTCAAATTGGATTAATAAGTATGCGTTAAAAGTAAAAATTATTTCACAAATTGACCCAAATGACACTCCGTTACTTATTGGACAAAAGTTAATTCAAGAAGAAGATATTTACAATCCAAAAGTTAAAAATAATTTTGGAGTTATTGATAATGTGGTATTTGTTGGTAACTATGATGGAGAAAGCATATATGAAATAGTAATATCACCAAATAGTGTTGTTGGAGAATTTCAAGTTGCGCAAAAATCTTTTCTAACAAAACGACTTTTGCCTGGTGACACAAATAATAGTAGAATTAATGTATTTTCTACTACTGGTTGGAAAAATACACAAGGAAAACTTTTAATCGGTAACGAAATTTTTACATTTAAAGATAAAACAGTAAACCAATTTGAGATTGAGACAAGAGGAGGAAATGGAGATTATCCAATTAATACTCCAGTTTATAACTATGCTTCATTGAGCACTGAGGCAATTATTAACGGCGTTTCACGAAAAATTAAATTTTTAGCATTGGGTGTTTTATATAACATTAACGTTTCTTCTGGAGTGCCGTTTTCAAGTGAAGGAGATGTTGTGCAAATTGGTGATTCTGGGTTTGAGACCAGAAATCCAATAATTTACAACAAAACTTTATCTTCTGTTAGATGGAAATTGAATAATAGTGTATCTACTAGTAATATCAGTGGATTGAATAATGTATTAACCGATGTAGCAGCAATATATGAAGACGAGCAATATTATTACATTGCTTCATCAGGATATCCTTCATATAATATTGGAAATTTTACAAATATTAGTTTAAAGGATCAAAAACACTTAAAATTAATTAAAAAGCATCCAACAAGAACAACAGAAATATACAAATCTAGCACAAGAGATGTAGGAGTATTTTTAAATGGTGTAGTTGCTTATGGATATAAAGATTATGATACAATTTATGATTCTAATAATAATATTGTAGATAATGATATTGTTTACGGTGGAGTTGTTTCGGTTGATGTTATTAATAAAGGAAAAGGATATCTAACGCCACCATATGTTTTAATTTCTGGTGATAAAGGAGCGATAGCAAAAGCAATTTTATCTGGTGAAGTATTAGATAGAATTGAAATTATTTCTTCTGGAGAAAAATATGAATCAAATCCACAAATAACTATTACTTCAGGTAGAGGAGCACAGGTTAGTGCTGTGGTAACACTAGACAAAGTAACTAAGTTAGTGATTGATAATCCAGGAGAATATTATTCTTCTCCTCCAACAATCATTATTAGTGATGCTATAAACAGAGGTAAGCTTGCTGAATATAAGGCAGTTATATCCACAGATGGAAAATTAATTGATACTATCAAAATAAGTGAAGGTAAATTTTATTCACAAGAAAATATTAAAATTTTTGTAGTTTCTGTGGGCACAGATGCAACTGCAAATGCTTTTGTAAAAAGATGGAAAATTAATAGATTTGAAAAATTGAAAAATGTATTGGATTCTAATTATGGATACTATTTCGAAAATATTGAAAAATCATTCGGTAATGGATATGCTCATTTGGGGAGTCCAGTAGAATTAAGAAATCAATTAGGAGATACAACTTCAAATGAACATTCGCCAATTTTAGGATATGCATATGATGGAAATCCAATCTATGGACCATATGCATATTTTAATCCTTTAGACCCATCTTCTAATATAAAACGGATGGCAACCAGCTATCGTTTAAAAACAGATAGAATTAACGGTCCAGCAATTTCGGCGTATTCTTTAGGATATTTTATAGAAGATTACAGATATCAACATAGATTTGGAGATTTGGATGATAATAACGGAAGATATTGTATAACCCCCGATTATCCCAATGGTGTTTATGCATATTTTATTACTATAAATCAAAGCAATATTCCTGTATTCCCTTATATTATTGGAGACACTTATTATGCAATTCCAGTAGAATCAAACTATGCAAATAAAATTCAACATACGAATTTGCCTTCTAATACTAAAAGATTGAGAACTGCATTAATGCCAAAAAATGGCGTCAATGCTCAAACAATTATTGAAACTACAAAAGAAGGAAATGTAACATCATCGATAATAGAATCTTCAAATAATATTTTTTCTGTTGGATCTTCTATTATAATAGATAATTCAAATACAGGGGGTAATGAGGTATCAGCTGAAGTTTCTTCAATAAAAGGAGAAACTATTGCATCTATAGAATCAAATCAAACTAAAGCAATTTTAATTGAGTCTAAAAAACCAGTATATTTTTTCAATAGATCAATTATAACACAGGATGGCACAAATGCTTCTGGAGAAGTAGTTGGTGATATTTTTTCATCTAATAACTTCGTATTGCGAAATACTACAGGTGTTTTTAATACAGTTAGCAAATTAAATTCCAATATTACTGTATTGAATCTAATTGTAGATACAGAATCGTTTTATACTAAAGATGCAATAATTAAATTTACTAATGGCAAAGAAGTAACAGTAATTAGTATTCAGAGCGGATTTTTAAAAGTAGCATCCAATCCGTTTATAAATGGAGACGCAATTGTTTTTCCACAAACAATAAATGGAATTCTAGCAAATACCATATACTATGTTACAAACTCTTCTTCCAATCAATTTAAAATTTCTACCACTCAAACTGGCGCTCCATTAATTCTTCAAGATTTTTCTTCTTTTGGTGTTGTTGCATCTAGTGAGATTGCAAGGGGAGAAATTTTAGAGACAGTTTCTGGTGGTAATACAGTAAGAGTAAAAGTAACAGATGGAAATTTTATAGTAAGTCCACTATATTATTTAAAAACAAGTAAGATTGATGACACAGTTGGAAGTAGAGTGTTTAAAATAGACGAATTAAGTAAAAATGTTGAAATTAACTCCATAAATCAACAAATAGCTTTAGTTAATACTAACAGCGAACACAAATTAACAGAAAATGATAGTGTAATCATTGATATTAATCCAAACGACGCAATTACTACTACTAATTACTATGTTAGAAAAAGAATTTATCAAACGGTAAAACTTGTCGCACCTTCAAGTACAACATTTATATCAGACAACGGTATCGGAGTAATTAAAAGATTAAATGGTGGAAAGGATTATGCTAATGCTGGTAGTGCCGTATATTCTAATGTAGAATTAGTATTTGCCGATCAAGCAAGATTAAGAAATAAAAATGGCATCGTAGTATCTTCTAATGCTTTTATTGGATCTACAGGAGCACCAGGAAACGCTAGAGCAAACATTACAGTTACTAATGGTGTTGTATCAGAAAATGGAGTTAGTATAGTTGGTAAGGGCAGTGGGTATCAGATAGGAGATATTCTCACTGTATCTAATACTGATTTACAAAGATTATCAGGATCCTTGAGTCAATCTTTCTTATATTTGGAAGTTACTCATGTTGGATTAGGGAAAACACAAACAAAGTTAATTGTTGACAGTGCTTTTGGTATTTCTAATGGTGATGTATTAAAAATAAACAACGAATTAATTTTAGTCAATTCAATTTTAAACAATGTAATTACTGTTACTAGAGGAATTCAAAATACAACAGCAACTAATCATTTTATAAATTCTCCTGTATCATTAAATAATGCTAGGTATAATTTTATTGTTGGAAATCGGATTGGGACATCATCTGGAGATGCAATTATTAATTATTATGATTCGCAAAGCCAAGAATTAACGGTAATTTTTGATATAAATCAAAATTTAGAATCTATTAATCAATTAACATTTACTACAAATTTTTCTGATACTAGTAGTCCAACAAAAGTAGTTAAGATAGATTCCGTAGTAAAGAAAGCAAATTATAAATTTGAATTTTCTAAATTTAATTCTACTGGTCCTTGGATTAAAAATCCAATAATAGATATTCAGCAATATTATAAGTATAAATTTATAACTAACGATTCTTCTTTATCTGGATCTTTTCTAGAATTTTCGCCAAGCAATAATAAAAATATAATCACTACAGAAGTCATAAAAGGATCATTCCTGCCAGGATCTGGATCTGAATCCAATTCATTTATTTCTGTAAAATTTGGTTTCGGAGATGCATCTCCTCTCAATAATTACACACAGAAGAAAAATTTAGATTTCAATAATTATTTTTATTACGATAAAGCAGGAATAGTAGATTCTGAAAATAGTTACTTGTCTGTTATCAATGACCCTTTACAGGGAGAAAAGACAGTATCTTATGTATCTTCAAATTCGTTTGCCTATAATTTAGACAGATTGCCAGAATATGACGCTACTGGCACTTATAATTATACTACTACGTCTATTTCTGCAATTGGTGTAATTAATAACCTACGTATCACGAATACTGGAAGAGCATATAAAAAATTACCAACAATTTATGGATCGCAAGTTTCTCCAATTTTTGAATGTATACCAAATGTAAATTTCGACAGTGAAACTGGAAAAATTTTATCGGTTAGTGTAAATATTTCTGGCAGCGGATATTCTAAACCAGCCGCATTTTTATTAAATGAAAAAAATTCTCCTGAATTTCAAATTGTTAAAGGAGTAGGTGGTAAAATAGTTGCTATTTTAATAAAAGATAATAATATTACATTTAGTAAAAAACCAATAATGTTTATTATTGAAACTGACATAGTTGGATATCTAGGAAGTAATACTATTGGTATTCCAAAAAATATTAAAATTGATTATAATGGATCTAATTATTATGACGATTATTCAATATTACCCGATTACAAATCCCATCAAATTTTACAAATTTCAAATTTCGTCGAAAATTGTTTTTTGAATGGAGAAATAGTAAAGCAATTTGAAAATAATTTCTTAATTGCAGAAGGAAGAATTGCAGTGGATGGATATAGAAATAAAATTAATATTTTAAAATTAACTGATGTTAAAGGAGAGTTTAAACAAAATCTTTTAATTATTGGACAATCAAAGAAGAATACCGCATTAATTTCTGATGTTTTTTACAGTGTATTATCACCAGAAATTAAATCATATTATGATAATGCAGGATATTACGACACAGATAGCGGAAAATTATCAACCGCAGATCAGAAGCTTACAGATGCATATTTTTATCAAGATTATTCATATGTAGTCAAATCAAAATCTCCTATTAATATTTGGAAAAAACTTGTAGAGCAAACAGTACACCCATCTGGGTTTAAAATGTTTGGTGAAGTGTTGATTAATGCTACAGCATCAACACAAATGCCAGAAAAGCAAAAGATTTTATCAAACGTTAGTATATTACAATTGTGGGATGAAAAATCTAACAGAGCAACCATCGAAAGCACTAGATACCAAACTACACAAACAGTAGTTTCTGTAAAAGATACTAACGTAAGAAGAGGTAAAGGATCTGTATTTGCATCTTCGATTGATACTTCAGAAACTCTTGCATATACATTTACGCTTCAACAACCATTTAATGGAGATTTTAATCAATCTGGCAACAGAGTTGGCACAAAAACATTTAATATGATTGTTCCTGGACTAGGACCATTAAATGTTAATAACGTCAATAATTTAATCATTACACTTGATGGTATTTTACAAGAACCTAATAAATCATTTACTATTTCTGGATCTTCAATTACTTTTGCTCAAGCACCATTAGGTAGCAGAACAGCAAATAATCAAAATATTGAAGCACAAAAATTTATCGGAAGAATTGTAAGATTTAAAAATGATTCTTTCAATGCGCAATATTTTAAAAAAATAAAAAATATTGAAAGTAATTTTGATAGTAAACTTACCAGATTTCCCTTATATTATGAAGATGGCACAAATGCTATTTTAGACGCTAAAGAAAATCTAATAGTATCTCTGGACGGTGTTTTGCAGGAAAATAAAATGACACCATTAATTCCTGCAACTTCTTCTTACTATATTGATAGAAGCAAAACTCCAAATGAAATAGTTTTTATCGCTCCACCAACAAAATTAAATAATGACAATTATCAGAAATTTTTTGCTTACAGTGTGGGTAATTATGAAAGACTAGAAATAGACGAAAAGTTATTCACTGGAAAAAGAAAAGGTCCTTTTGTTCTTCGTAGTGTGTTAGGTAAACGCACGATTAATATTGATTCTGATAGAAATATTCTTTTGTTTAGAGAAGGAATATTACAACTAAGGAATAGGGATTACATTATTACGGGGGCAAACATTATTTTTTCAGAAGCTCTCGTTGTCGGGCAAAAAATAAATATTCTTTATTTGTATGGTAGAGAAACTACTCCAAAATTAACGTTTCATAATTTTGAAGATAACAAATTTTTTAACACAATAAAAATTGTTGTGAATCAAAATGTGACAGCAAAAGATATTCTTGGAAAAACTACAATATATCAAGGAAATTCAATTTCTTCTTGGGAATGTGTTGGAGAAATTACATCGTTTAAGCCAACAAACAACATCGCAACTTTTACTATAAGACAACAAAATTCTTTATTTCAAAATAATAAAGATTTGAAAATTATTGGAAATGGATCAGAAATTGTTATCCCATTCAATCAAATTATTTCTATTTCTGAATTTGATGAAAATGATGAAAAAAATGATTTGGTTTATCGATATAAATCTAATTTTTCAAATTTAAATTCAGGAGATTTAATTAAAATTGATGGAGAAAGAGATTATAGATCTATTTTAGAAATTCCTGAATTCGTCAATAAAAGAGGACACAGACCACAAGATTTAATTGAAAATAATCATTATGGATTAGTAAATGTAACTCAATATAATGGTATTATAGACGGTGTTGGGTTAAACGTTATTGCCAATATATCTAATGGAAAAATTTCTTCTTTAATATGGAATAATCGTAAATACGAAGAATACGCGGTTAGAACATTTGATGGAATTATTATAGCAAACCCAATTTATAGTAGGAGTGGATTTGTAGAATTAACTACGCCAAATTTAATTAGATTGCGTAATAATACTACTTTAAATGTAATTAATGATAACGCAGCAATTGTAAATTATAATGAAGTTTCTATTCAACCCAATGCATTTGGTTATAAGGAAACTCCACAATTAGTCTTTGTACCTCAACCACAAAGAGATGTATATGGAAATATAACTGGACCAGTTGCTGGTGGTGGTGCATCTGGATTTGTTATAATGGATAAAGGAGAGATTATTGATGTAATTCTTTCTAGTGTAGGAAGTGGATATTTAACGCCGCCTAAGATTTATGTGACGAGAGGGTATGACATTTATAAACTTCCAGAAAATCTCATTAGATCTACCACTGATTTTACATTATCTCCAAAAATTACTTTTGATACTACTATCACAAGAGTAATTACAGTTATTCAATCACCGTTTATTTTACCAGAAATACAAACAATTTCTGAAGTAAGATGTAAGTATGATTCTATTATACCAACTAAAATTATTACGCCAAAATCAGATGCGGTAACAATAGAAAAAATAAACCATAATATAATTTCTATTATTACATTAGAAGCTCCAGAAGTTATTTCTATTACTAATGTATCATCTTTTAAATCATCAATATTTGTAATTCCTCCTGTAGTTACGAGTATAGTATCTTTAGTAAAAACTAGTGTCAATATTATAGAGTTTGGATCAATTGATACTTATCAAACTAAATTGAGTAATTCTAAATACAATTTTGATAAATTAGGAAATAAATTTGAAGTTTACGAAAATATTAAATTTTTGACAGATTTTGGTGCTGGAAATATTAATCAACAAAATACATTAGAGATGATAGACACACATTATCCAACAATAACTTTAGGAGATTTTTCTGATGGATATGCATCTTCGACTGGTATTAATGGTGGAGTGTGGGATTTAACATGGCCATCAATTTATGAATATGGCGCATTTTTAGACAGCTCTTTATCTGTAGCATCAGTAGGTGGTTATGATAATATTACTTCATTCCTTGGACAAAATAATCTTGTCTTAATTTCTGGCGTATATACGATAACGGTAAATGTTGCTTTAAACGGAATAGTTACTTTAGTTAGTGTATCTCCTGGAGCACCTTCTGGTCTTTATATTACTTCTGGAGGTACACGGTTTATCTATAATCTCGCAGATACTATTGTTTATATACCAGATGCTTCTCGCTTTCCTTCAACAGGAAAACTACTTATTGGAAACGAAATAGTCACTTATACTGGTAAACTATCTGATCGTTTTCTTGGTGTTACTCGTGGAGCAGAAAATACGATTATACAATCACATAATCCAGGTGATTATCTGAGAAGTTTATTATAATCAGTATAAATATAAATAACTCAGAATTAAAGTATCAACTAAGGAAAGACTATGGCAGCTATTATTTCCGAGAAATTCAGAATTTTTAATGCAAAACAGTTTCTAGAATCTTTATCGGAAGGGGCTACTGGAACTGAAGCTACTTCTTCTGATAGAACAAAATCTTATTTCTTTGTGGGAAGACCACAAAAATGGTCCGCATATTTAGAGATATATGCAGTAGTCGGCTCTTTTCAGGTTGGAGAGCAAATTTATGTTACTGGATCTGGAATTACTCTAGCAAATTCTTCATTTAAAGCTACAGTAGAAGCAGTTTACCCAAACAATATACTTGTTTCAAACGTATTTCCTAATATTGCTGCAATTCCTGGAATTGGAAGTCAGATAAAAGGAAATACTTCAAACGCAACTGCAACTGCTGCTGTGTATCGTTATGCAACAGATGAAATTCCTCTAAGACCAGCCGATAACCAAGAAGAAGATCAAAGTATTCATGATGATATGATTGCTTTGAAAAGAATTAGTCCAGAACAAGTTAGATCAGTTGTAAGAAGATATAATTGGAATCCAACAACAAACCCAAAGTTTGACATGTGGAAACCAGATTATTCTTATGCAAAATTAGCAGCGGTTGATCCAGATGGAAGTGGATCAGCTACTGCTGCTCAAAGTATATCAAATGCAAGATTTTATCTTGCAAATGAAAATTATGAAGTTTTTAAATGTCTTTACAACGGGCAAAGCGTTGCAAACCCAAGCGGAACAAATGCAGCATTGCAACCAAAAATAAATCCAGGACCAACTGGAGAAGGCACATATGATGCAGCAACAGGAATTTTTACAGAATATCCAGTAGTATCTTCTAATGGATATGTTTGGAAATACATGTATACTATTCCAACTAATGATGTTATTAGATTCTTATCTACCGACTTTATGCCGATTGTGCAAAATTCTACGGTGCAAACACTAGCTGCATCACAATCTGGATCTATTACTGCAATTATTTTAACAAATTCTGGATCTAATTTACCTGCTAGCGCAACATTATATGCAGCAATCTTAGGAAACGGCACTGGTGGCAGAGTTAGAATTGAAACAACTTCTTCTGGCACCATCAGTGATGTATTTCTATGTAATAGTACTGCTGGATCTAGAGTTAATATTTCTGGACTTGGATATACCTATGCAAATATTATTTTAAAAAATGGATATTTGTTTGGAAACCCAGATCTTACAAATCCAATTACAATATCGTCAACTGCTAGCGGTGCTGTTGATGTTATTATTCCTTGTAAAGGCGGACATGGATCAAATCCTATTGATGAATTATTTGGAAAAAGAATAATGGCAAATATTCGCCTTACTTTTTCCGAAGGACAAGGTGATTTCCCAGTAGATAATGATTTTAGAAGAATTGGAATCGTTACAGATCCAAGACTACCAGCACCGTCAACTGATTTTGCTACTGCAGATACTTTAAGCGCATTATATGCTTTAAAATTAAATAATGTTTCTGGATCATTTCAACCAGACGAAGTTATTAAACAAGAAATTTCTGCTGGTAAATTTGCAATCGGCGCTGTCGTTTCTTGGGTTTTTGATGAAGTGCCAGCTGGGCAAACTCCATCTTCTGGTGTGTTGAAATATTTCCAAACTCCAGAATTACATACAGATAATGGTGTTGTAAATTCTTTTGTTTCAGATGCTTCTAAATTAGTAACGGGGCAAACTTCCTTAATTACTGGTGCAGTGGAAGTAAACTTTTCGTCTTTAGTTGATCCAGACGGTAGTGGTCCTTTACTAACTCCTGGTGCTTTATTGGGAATGATATTCACCAACGGTTTAGCAACTCCAGAAGTTGCAAAATATACTGGTGATATTATTTACGTTGAAAACAGAAGACTTATCACAAGAGCACCCGATCAAATAGAAGACATTAAATTAGTAATCGAATTCTGAGTTTTGTCTACACGGTATAATATAAACTTCAAATGAATAGAAATGCCACAAAAGATTAATCTAAACACTAAAGAATATAATGACGATTTCGAATCGTCTAAAAATTTCTATAAGGTAATTTTTAGACCAGGATATTCTATTCAAACGAGAGAATTGACCACACTACAGTCAATTCTCCAAAATCAAATTGAACAATTTGGAAAATATCAATTTAAACAAGGGCAACAAATAATTCCAGGTGAAATATCATTTAATAATAAACTACCATACGTAAAATTATCTTCTGTTTCTGAAGTTGCTGAAAATGTGGGAGGAGAAATAAAATTCAATAAGTATGATATTAAAAATTTAATTGGTTTAACTTTAACTGGATTAAATTCTAATGTGCAAGCTATTGTAGTAGAAACAAATTATGCATCAGAAACAGAATCAGATACAATTTATGTAAACTACATTAGTAGTGGTGACAGTAGTGAGAAAACTTTTCGTCAGGGAGAAGAATTAGAAGTAAATATTGCAAATAGTCCCAGATTAGTAGTTGGCACTGATAGTAGTTCTTTACCAAGTAAAATTATAACAATAAATCCAGATACTCTTGCTGCAACAGAAATTGCAAGTACAGCAATGGGATTTGCATCTGCAGTACAGGTTGTAACGGGAATTTATTTTGTAAATGGATTCTTTGTGCAAAACGAAGAATCTCTTTTGGTTGTTGACAAATATAATACGCAACCTTCTAAAAAAATTGGATTTGTAATTTTAGAAGAAATCGTGACTCCAGAAAAAGACGCTTCATTATATGATAATGCTAGAGGATTTTCTAACTTTACTGCGCCTGGAGCACATCGTTTAAAAATTGATTTAAAATTACAAGCATATGATTTAGATGAATTAACGGACGATAATTTTATTGAGTTATTGACTTTAAGATTAGGAATAAAACAAAATAAAGTAACCAAAAAAGGTTATAATGAAGTTGAAGAAACTTTAGCAAGAAGAACTTATGACGAATCTGGTGACTATGTTGTAGATAATTTTCCAGTAGAGATTAGAGAATATTTACAAAAAGGCGAAAATCAAGGAATTTATCCACTCAGAGTAGATGGAAAAGTTGGTCCAGATGAATTTACAGAATTAGAAGCAGAGACAAAAATTCTTGCTGGATTAGGATCTGGAAAATCTTATGTAAGAGGATATGAAATTGCAAACAAGGAAACAAAATTTATTAAGGTAGATAAAGCGAGAGATTCGTTAGTTAAAGAAAACAACAGAATTAAAACTTATGGATTGCCTTCATTTAATATTACCAATGTTTATGGCACTATTCCATTAAATAATGAAGGCGAGCAATTAACAGCATACCCAACTGTTTATTTCTCGTCAGTATTTAATGACGGATATCTTGGATACAATGGAGATTATGTAACTAGAAAAACTTTATCTAGAAGATCACAAACATTAAAATCTTTAGCGAAAACAAATTTATTTCATGATTATGCAATAAAAACAATTTATGTAAAAGCAAAAGCACCATCAGCAGATTTTAGTTTTATCTTAGGGCAAAAATTATATTATGTTGCTAATTTAGGTCAAAATTTAGCATTAACATCTGTAGATTATGTTGAAGTAATTGCATATTCTGTTGTTGAAAGAATAACAGATTTGGGTGGTGGCGATCTTTATTTAGAATTAACCGTTTTAGGTAACAAACGAGATTTGCATGATAAATTTTTAGAATATGATGATGCCGATTTTATACCATCAGCATTGCCATCTACTGGAGCAACTGTTGATGTAAAAAGAAAACAATTATTTTATAAAACGTTAAGTAGCGCCACAGACAATGGAGGATTCAATGCACAGAATTATTATTGGCAAGCAACGGGTGCTCAAATAGCAGTAGATAAAATTGAATATGAAATGAGAGTAGTCAACACTACTAATACTTATGTTGGAAAAGTAACAACTTTAACTCCACATGGATTGTCAGCTGGTAGTGCTGTGACAATATCTAATGCTCTTCCTAGTGTTTATAATGTTTCTGGAGCAATTGTATCTAATGCAACAAGCAATTATTTTGAATATCAATTATCAGGAAATCCAAATTCAATTGCATCTGGTCCTATTAGTTTAACTGTGCCGCTATCTTCGGTAAATGCAATTCTACCATTTGGAGAAATTGTAGATTACAGTGATACTATTATTCCTTTAATTGGTTTTGCAAAACCAAAAAATATTTCTTTAGTTGAAAGAGGCAGTGGATTCAATCAACAAACAGATAGAATTATTTCTAAAGGAAGAGATTCTTTAGGAAATGTAAAATACAATAGTATTTTTAATTTAGAATATTTCAATCCTATTTTCTTTACAAAAATTATTACAGAAACTAAAATTAATAATGGATTTAGTGCTGGACAATATGTTGTTGGATCAAGCAGTGGAGCATATGCTGTAATTGAAGGCACAGGAGATTCCACATATAGTTCTTCAAATATAATATTTGTTAAGATGCTATCTGGAAATTTTATTTCTGGAGAGACGATAGCAGATGAATCTGGAAATAGCATTGAAATAGCCAAAGAAAATACACTATCTCATTTTATTGTTACTAAACGAGGTAGTGGTTATTCACAGTCAAACGTAGGTATATCAACTAAACCAATTTCTATAAATGGTAAAGCAATTGATGTTTCTGCAATTAAACCACAATTAGTTGCTGGTAAAGTTATTAAGATTTCTATACTTAATAAAAAATTATTATCAGAAGAATTTGTTTCTCCTCCTTCTATTATTGTAAATAGTGATTCTACTCCAACTCAAGCAGCGGTTATAAAATCTGTTTTATTCAAAAATGTAATTACTACGTACACGAATGAAAACGTAAAATCATTATACTCTGAGTTTGGTGATGGAGCAGTAAATAAATTTACGGCAGATGTAGAAACTTTTGCTGAAAAGTTTTCCACAAGTAAAAATGTAACAAATTTAACTTTTTCTGGTGGAAAAGGAGAAAAAGTATTATTCTGCCTTTCCTTTTCTGGAAATCCAGCAAATGATTTGATGCCTGGTGACATTATTGAATATGTGGACACTACTAATGTTGTGCGAAGAAATTTTGTAGAGTTAGTAACATCTTCTTCTGGACTATCAAGAGGATTGATATATCTAGATACTGCATTAAAACAACAAGTTTCTGGGTCAATCGTTGTAAGAAAGCGAGCAAAAATCACAAATCCTCCTAATTCATCATTGTTGTTTCCAATTGGGTTTAAATCACCAAAAACATTAATTCAAGATAGCGATAATACTAGATTCAAATATTATGTGAGAAGAGATTTTATTACTATTTCTTCTACTTCTGGAGGAAAAATTACATTTTCTGCACAATTAAAATTTGGCACTCAACGATTTGTTGAATTTAACGAAAACAATTTTCTATTAACAATTTTAAATAAAGGAAATTCAAACACTGGATTAGAAAATGGCGATGTAATGTATATTACTGGCGATCAAGTAACTGAGTTATCTACTGGTGGAGTTGCTATTACATTAGATAATTTAATCTTTAGATCTGATGCATCAACAGCTTCTAATGTAATTTTAAAATTATCAGCAACAATTGAAATAGATAAAGCATCTCCAAAAACAAAAAACGCTATTAGAAACAAAAGAATTGTCGTTATCTCAAGTGGTGATAAAATAATTCCTTTTAGAGGATATGATTACGATGAGCAAACAGCGGATATAATTTCATATGCAGATGCATTTGGCGTTTACGGTGATAAAATTAAAGTTTTTGAAGGATCTCAATCTAGCCCCCCTATTTTAGATGATCAAAATAATGTGCTTGATGGTTTTGATATTACAAATAGATTTACTTTTGATGATGGTCAAAGAGATACATTCTACGATGTTTCTCGATTAATATTGAAGCCTGGATATGTTTCACCAACAGGTCAGGTGGTTATTGTTTTTGATTATTTTGAGCATTCACAGGGAGATTTTTCAATTATTGATTCTTATACATTAACAGGCACACCAATAAGTGATATTCCTGTTTTCAACTCTCCTGTTTTAGGAAAAGTTTCTTTGGGAGATGTAATTGATTTCAGACCAAAAGTTGATGTTAATACTATTATATCAGGATTTCAAAACAAAACATTATTACTTTCTGGAGAATCAATCGGATTTAATGGATCTGGTGGTATTCCATCTGCATCTTTAGCGCACGACAATATTTTAGAATCTTCTATTATCTTCAACAGTCAACAATACTTAGACAGAATAGACGGAATTTTCTTAAACAAAAAAGGAGAATTTGTTGTAAAAAAAGGAAATTCTTCATTGAATCCATCTAAACCAGAAACACCAGATGATTCAATGGCATTATATTATTTGTTTTTACCTGCGTATACCAAAAGTGTTGCAGATGTTAGAGTAACATCAGTTGATAATAGAAGATATACAATGCGTGATATTGGAAAATTAGAAAAACGTGTTGAAAGATTAGAATACTACACCACAATGAGTATTTTAGAGCAACAAACTTTTAACATGCAAATCAAAGATGATATTGGATTAGATAGATTTAAATCTGGTATTGTTGTAGATACTTTCGAAAATCATGCAATTGGTAATTTATCATCTCTAGATTATAGATGCTCTATTGATACACAACAATCAATTTTAAGACCAAGATCAATAGAAGATTCTTATGCACTGGTTGAATTCAATTCAACCAATCAAGAAAGAGCGACCGATGGATATCAGATAACTGGTAACGTAATCACATTACCGTATACAGCACAATCAGTAATTCAAAATAAATTTGCTACTAGTGGTGGAGAAATAAATCCAAATCCATTTGTAGTTGTGCAGTATGTTGGTGATTTGTCTATTTCGCCAAACATAGATCACTGGTATGATATTAAACAAACTCCATCTATTCTTAATAATGATACCAAAGTATTTTCTGTATTTTTATCCAAGTCAGATTCAAGAGAAGGATATTCTAGTTTAAATAATTTTTATCTAACTAATTGGATAGGCACAAATAGATCTTTTTATAATGTTAGCTCTTTAAATGAAGTAACTTCTAATACCAACACCACAATATTGCCAGCAACACTTGCTACAAGCTCAAATATTAGTCCGCAAAATAATGAAATTGGTAAAGGAATACAAAGTGTAAATAACGGATCTAAGGTGGTCTCATCTTCAATTCAATTATATACTAGATCCAAAGAAATTAAATTCTTAATCAGGAGATTAAAACCAAATACTAGATATTATGCATTTATAGATGGTAGAGATGTTAGTAGGTGGATTGCTCAGGATACTAGATTCACTGGCATTCCAGGCAATTCAGTTGGAGTTTTTGGAGCAAATATTTCTGGCAACGCTATTTCGTCTGATGTAAATGGAGATGCTAGTGGTATTTTAATTTTCCCAGCTGGTTATGCTCCAGTGCAGAATGCATCTTGGACTGGCGACATTAATACCGTTGTGTATGATAATGCAAAAGATTCTATAAAATTAAATTTTTCCACAGGAATTAAAACTATCAGATTTACTACGAGTGATGACGACAAAAACGATTCTACTGTAGATAGTTTTGCAGAATGCAAATACTATCCAACTGGTATTTTTCCGAATCAACCTGCGTCAATTATATCTACGATTCCTTCCTATTTTAAAGCGCCAGAAGGAATTCAATTCATTGATAATGCATCAACGCAATCAAAACCAAGTCCATTATCACAAACTTTTAAAGTAGAAAATTACGAAGGGGGAATGTTTGTCACTGGTGTTGATTTATTCATTTCTAAGAAAAGTGATACATTACCGATTAGAATTTATTTAACAGATACAAATAGTGGCAAACCTGGAAACTATATTATACCAGGCACAGAAGTTGTTAAACTGCCTGACACCTATTTAAAAATTACAGTCAGCGCAACTTTAAATCTTACCATAGGAGAGACAATTTCTGGAGGTACATCAGGAGTTAAAGGAATTATAAAAGAAGTTGTAGATAAAAATGGTATAAAATTATCACCAACTTTACAAAAAACAGTTGTTTTAACCAATGACCAAGTATATACTTTAGTATTATCTAATTACATAAGTCCTTCTGGTAATCCATTTAAAGCAGGCGAAAATTTAGTTATACAAACGTTAATTGATTTTAATAATAAAAACAATGCTAAGTTGAGCGTATCAATTTGTAAAGATTCAGGAAGAATTTCTAAACTGCTTGTTACTGACTATGGAGAAGGATATGATTCTGCTACTTTAATTATTCAAAGTCCACAATTACCAGGAGGAAGTAGCGCATTAGGAAATGTTTCTATTTCTAAAGGAGAAGTTTTCGAATCAAATATTATTCTTACTGGATCTGGATATACCGATACTCCTGCTATTATTTTACGACCAAATGGGTCTATAAGCAGAGAAGCGGTAATCATACCAGTATTAGAAATTGATACTCCATCTGTAAGAATGGGAGTTTCTGTAGACCCCAATGATGGAGTTACTTCTCCTTCTATATCACCAACTACATTTATTTTTGAAAATCCAATTTATCTACAAAACAATACTGATTATTCTTTATCAATCGAAACGGATTCAACCAACTATAAAATTTGGGCATCAAAACTTGGAGAAAAAGATGTATCAACTTCTCAAGTTATTACTCAGCAACCAGCATTAGGATCTGTATTTAAATCACAGAATGTTGATACATGGACAGAAGATTTAAGTCAAGATATTAAATTTACATTATACAGAGCTGTATTTACTAAAGATACACCAGCAACGGTGAAGTTGACAAATGAAAGTTTAGGATATGAAATCATAGAAACAAATTCTATAGAAACTGATGCATCATCAAATGATTCTGCAGATTCTTTATTGTTTAAAAATAACAACCGTGTAATCAGAGTTTTACATCAAAAAAATGGATTTGAAGATTCTGGAAAATCATACGTTTCTTTTAAACAAGTAAATACTGTTGGCGGGATTGAAGGAGAAGAATTCAATACTAATTTATTTCAAGTATCAAATAGCGGACTTGAATATTATAATATTCTATCTGATCTAGGTGCTGGGTCTTCTAATTCTGGAGGTGGCACAAATATTCTAGCATCATACAATAGAAAATATGAAAAATTATATCCACAGGTCGGATATTTATCGTTTACAAATACACCGTTTAATACTGAGGTAAAAACTACAAATATTATTCCGATTGATAGTATAAACGAAAATTATAATTCTTATTCACAATCTTCATACGAAAAAACATTTTTGAATGAAGAGCATTATTTTACAAACCAAAAAGTTATTGCTTCTGTCTTTAATGAAATCAAAAATAGTGCATCAATATTAGGAGAAAAAAAATCGTTAGTTTATAAATTTACATTTAATACTACTGTTGATAATTTATCTCCAGCTATTGATTTGAGATCTTCTTCTGTAAAATTAATTTCTTCTGTTGTTGATAGAGGAGATGGTAAACAAACAAGATATGGAAGAAGAAATAAAATATTAAAGTTTTATCCTGTTTATAAATTCGCAGTTTCGAATTTACCAGTAAATTCTACTGGTCAGGCAATATTGCCAACAACGGGGCAAAGTGTAGTTGGAAATATTAGCAAAACTAGAGGAGATGTGATTAAAGTTTCTAGTAGCACAATTTATGTAAAAATTAAAAATAATGGATTATATGAAGCAGGAGAAGGATTGACCTTTGGTATTCAAAATCTTGGTAGTGCATCGGTATCTCCAAATGGATTAACTGAAGTATTATCTAATTTTACAGTTGGCACTGATGTTGCTGTTTATAGAGAAGATTTAATTAATAAATTTACTACAAAAATTTATGCTAAAATTCTTTCTTGGGACACAACTAAAAAAGAATTAACTGTATTGGAAGAGAAAGCACCAATTAATAATGATTACACCTCGTATGCAGAAGGATCTATTTTTGGAAGATCCTCTGTAAACAACGGAGCAAATCAATTACCTGATATCATTCGTGTTTTTGATAAATTATGGCACCAAAACATTGCTCCGCAGAGCTCAATTGATAATAATGAATCTGTGCCTGGTTTTGTAGAAGTTTCTTCTATATCATATTCAACTGGAATTCTATATGTCTCTGACATTAATTCGAAGAATAGCTCTGCTTTATCTAAATATGTGACTAAAGAAATTACCTTAGAAAATCCAGCAACAAGTATTGATGTTAGATTAACTGCTAATCTTGCACGACAAGATGATATTGAAGTTTATTTCAAAACGAAACCAGTAAATTCGCAAAATATTTTTGACAATACTGAATGGATTGCTTTTAATACTACTGGGTATCCCGATGTTGATGTAGCTCCATCAAACGAAGTTGCCATTGCTGGATTGTTTGAAAGTCAATCCTCATATAAAGAGCATAAGTATAGTGTGTCGAATGTTAGTGAATTTTCATCTTTCGCTATTAAAATTGTATTAAAAGCATCTAATCCATGTTATATACCAAAAATACAAGATGCTAGAGTGGTAGCAGCATTCTGATGAATAACTATTCTAAAGTATATGGTCACGAAGATTTGTATCGTGATAATTTTACTGGTGCTATCATAAATACAGATAAAAGTTTATTAGATAAAACAAAAAAATCTAAATCTGCTAGTGAAATTATTAAAACATTACGAGACGATGTAGATAATTTACAAAGTGATATTTCAGAAATTAAAAATCTTTTACGAGAAATAGTTGGTAAGTAATGGCACTAAGAAACGTTTCAAAAAGTTATACATTTGAGCAACAGAGACAAGAGATTAATTCTCTATCTACTGATGTAGGCGATATTAGTCAACTTGTTAGTGGATTGCCAAATATAGTATCAGCAATTAATCAAATTTCTCTTGCTGGAGATGATGGAGGATCTTTACTCGGTGGTGATTTACCACCTACTTCAGCTGATGGAGCAAATGGAGACTTTTATTTAGATACAAATACTAAAAATTTATACGGTCCAAAAATTGCAGGATCTTGGCCAGCAACAACTATTTCTATTTCAGAACAAATTCTTTCTGGTGTTGTTGCGCCACTAAGTAATCAAGGTAAACTTAATGATTATTTTTTCAATAGTGTAACAAAAGAATTATACGGACCAAAAACTGTTGGTGGTTGGGGCGCACCAACTTTAATAGGAGAAGCAGATTACAGTAACGTTTTATACGTTAAACCAAACGGTAATGATATCAAAGATGGTAAGACTCCATCTAAGGCATTCAAGACGATCAAAGCTGCCGCTAGAGCTGCTTCTGCACTCGATGGCAACACGACCATCAGGGTCTCTACAGGCACGTATTACGAAGACAATCCAATATATCTTCCAAAAGGAACTTCAATTGTTGGCGACAACTTAAGAGAAACTATAATTATTCCAAAAAATGAAGGAAGAGATATTTTTTGGATAACGTCTGGTTGTTATATTAATTACTTGGTTATTGAAGATAACCTACTTGGCGGTAAAGGATTTTTAGAAACTGAGCAATCAGACAACAGATCTTTATCAGCAACAGACACTACCTTCAAAGTTTTGCCTGGGCATACTTTATCAAGAGTAGATGGAATTTATGGGGATGGCGCAAATGTAATTGAATTTTTAAAAACAACAATTATTAATGAAGCATATGCTGCATTAATTGCGCAATTTCCATCATTTACAGTAGTAGATGCAACAAAATGTAAACGCGATATCGGATATGTGGTTGATGCAATTGTTGCTGATTTACGCTCGGGTGGAAATGTAGCGTCAGTTAAAGCTGGTCTTTCTTATAGAGATGCTGTAACAGGATACTTAATATCTAATGGTGTTGTTAACGAAGAAATAGAAACTATATACGCTTTTACTCAAGTTGCAGCAATAGCAAATATAAAAATATTAACTATACCTACTGGATTTATTGCTGCGGGATATCCAACTATTATTCAAGATCTTGCTGGATATCCAGAATGCTCAAAAGTTCAGGCTGCAATTAATACTTTAACAAATATTATTACTAATATTATAAGAGGAGAAGATGCTCCACAATTTAATTCTGGTCCTGGATTTATACTTTTAGATCAAGAATGGATGAAAGTAGTTGATTTTAACACAACTACTGGCGAATTTATAGTTGTTAGAGCACAGGCAAATCCAATAACAGGAGAATCAACTCTTGCGTCGAAGCATATAACTGGTGGTTTTATTTCTCAAAATGGATTTGCTTGGAGATATGCAGTAGCATATCCAGATCAAAATGGTATTCCTGGTAAAGGAAGAATCAATTTAACAGTAGGAAGTAGTATTGTTACTGGAAATTTATCAACAAGATTTTTAACTGAAATCCAAGTTGGTTGGTATATTAAAGTAGCAAACAATAATTACAAAGTAATCAATATATCATCAAATGATCAATTAACATTAGACGCTCCGATAAGTAGCGGAAATGGTGCTTTACTATCAATTTATAAAATCATTCCACCAAAGGAAAGAATTTTCTTATCACCGTATACACAAAACTGCTCCTGCATATCAAAATTAGGTAGAGCAGTTTTTGATCCAGTTACTCAAACATATGACGCAACTAAAACTAGAGCTGGAGGTTTATTAGCAGATGGCGCTCAGTTAGATTCAAATAGTCCGTTAGAATCTATGGTCGTTGATGCATTTACACAAGTTGTATTTGGATCTATTGGATTCCACATGAAAAATGATGCTTACTCTCAATTAGTATCTGTTTTCCAAGTTTTTGGAAGTGTTGGTGTGCTTTGCGAGTCTGGTGGTTACGCTTCAATTACAAACTCAGCCACAAATTTTGGTTTTGAAGGATTAAAAGCAGTTGGATTTTCTGATAATGTATTGCCAATATTTGCTAATGGACGAGTTTCAGCAATACAAAATATTACAAAAACTGATATAAACCAAGCGCCAAGTGAAATTATTAGTACCACTTTTTCTTCTGCTGCAGGAAACACAAAAGTAAGAGTTAGTATTGAAGTTTCTATTAATAATATTAGTAAATTTGAAAGAGGGCAAGCGGTAACTATTTCTGAGCATATTTCTACGCCAGTAATTAATGGAGTGTCACGAATTATTGATACAGTAGATTTTCAAAGTAATATAATTACTTTCGTTTTGGATACAGCGTGGAATAGTAATTACGTAAATACTTCTGGTACAAGCACAGGTCAGATTATAATTGCTAGCGGATCAGTATTTACAAAAGTTAGTGTAACTGGATATCAAGCGCCGCCAATTCCAAATTTTATTATAAAAATTCCTGGACTTGGATTAGATCCAAATCAAAATCAACAAACTGTAGGAGAATTAATTTCATATACTCCTGGAGTAAATACAGAATTCACTACCAATTTTCCACTATCAAATGCACAAGTTGCGGCAGTAGCAAATAATGCGCAAATTGAATTATTTGCACCATCTTCAGTAAACAGTTCTGGACATACTTTTGAATATGTTGGATCTGGTATTAATTATACTGCTTTTCCACAAAACGGTGGAATAAATATTCCCCGTACTCAAAGTGTAGAAGTTAATTCAGGAAAATGTTATGTAAGTGCTACAGATCAAAGTGGCAACTTTAGTGTAGGCCCATTTTTTAATGTTGACCTAAAAAGCGGAAAAGTTACATTTTCTGGATCTGTTGCTCTGGGAGTGTTAGATTCTTTGCAACTTAAAGGATCACCTGGAGTACCTATTTTTAAATTTTCCCCTGATAATAATTTAGGCGGAGCAACTGGATCGGCAGATACGGTTTTACCAACACAAAAAGCAGTAAGAGATTATATCAGTAAATCTTCTGTATTAGGAAACTTTGTTGGTTTAAACAAAGGTACTGCTCAAATACCTGGATTGATAGTACAATTAGATTCAACTGGTAAGATTGATGTTTCTCAATTACCAGCTGCACAACAATTTGTAGTATATACTATAGAAACAGAAATTGAAAGACTACAAGATTATATTCCTATTTCAAATAAAACATTAGTATCAAATACTACATTTACTATAACTTTAAATAGTGTTATCGGTCTAACGGATGGACTTTTACTATCAGGAAATAATATACCGACAAACACAAGAATTAGTATTGGTGGAATTGATGTAGTAAATAAAGTAATTACGGTTAATCAATCATTACCAACTTTGAGTGTTGGACAAAATATTGGGTTTATTGGCAACGCAATAAAAGCTGGCGATATAGCAATTCAAAAAAATGAAATAGATGGTAATCCAAATACAGTTTTACAGACTTGGATTTCTACTGGTTTACCAGCGACAGATCCTAATAATTGGGAATTGTTGTCATTAAACCAATTAGATGCTGTCGCAATTGTATCTGGTATTATTTCTCCATCTAGATTAGGAACAGGAACTCCTAATGAAGATACGTATTTAAGTGGTATTAGTAAATATACTCCAGTTGTAAAAGGTATTTCGCTACCAGCAAATTCAGCAATTACTGCATCTGGCAACAAGGAAATTATAAAAAAAATTGGAGTCGCAAAAAATATTTCTTCTGCCACTTGGAATTCATCAACCAATAAAATTACTTTCAATACTACAACTTCACATCTATTAAATAATAATGATGTAGTAGAAGTTGAAGTTATTCAACCAGATACTTTTAATGGCACATATACAGTAACAATTATTGATACAGATACATTTACTGTTAACAAAACAACAAATCCTGGTAGTTATCTTGGTGGTGGTCAAGTAACATATGGAGAATTACAACAAAGCGGATTTGTTGAATTAAATGTGCAGTCAGCTTCATATTCATCAGGTCAAACTACAGGATCTAGTTCTATTGGAGTAGCAAGATATAAGTTTAGTCTTTTTGATATCAATCCACAAAATGTGATTGATTTAAAAGAAAAAAGTATTACACTTGGTAAATTACAAAATATTGTTCCTCGATCTATTTTAGGAAACGTAGGAAATACAGCATCAAACCCCGACGAAATACTTATCGGTGTTGGTATATCTGGTGTAACTACTTTCAAAATTACTTTAAATGCAAATAGGTATCAAGTCACAGATTCAAACATTTCACAAAATTTGGGAGTATTGCCTGATTTACAAATGATTCCTGGAAAGGAATATGTTTTTGATTTGGGTGATATAACTGGGCATCCATTTAATATTGTTACTTCGCCTGGAGCAATCGGTGCTAATCTATACACAACTGGTGTAGTTGGTAATGGCAACACATCAAATAGTATTGTAACCTTTACGGTGCCACAAAATGTTCCACCGTTTTTATACTATCAATCAGGAATTAATGCTGATAATTATGGTATATTAAAAGTAGTAAAGATTTCTGATACTTTAGAAGTAGTAAATTCAACATCTTCTGCTACTATAACTTTAGATAGTTTTGGTGTTACTAACATAAACACAGCAAAATATCTTATTCAAATTAAAAATAATGTAAATAATTATTTTCACTCAACCGAATTAATGTTATTACACGATGGTAATGATGTTTATCTATCAGAATATTCTACAATACACAACAATAGATTACTTGGTGCATTCAGTGCAGATATTTTTAGTGGTAACGTTAGATTACGTTACACCCCAGCATTTGATGGTAATGATTATTTAAACAATATCATTATTCAAAAAAACTACGTAATTAGTTGACAAGTGTGCTATAATAAATATACCGTGTTGTTATTAAAAACCTATGGACACTACTGCATTGAAAGAAAATTTTGATAATCAATTAAAAGAAATTGACGAAAAACTGACTCAAATTCAAAGTGAATTAAACAAAGCGCAAGAGTATAAATTAAAACTTCAAGGAGGTTTAGAAACTCTTGAATTATTAGAAAAACAAACTGAAGAATCAGAAATTGAAGATCTAGGTGATTTACCAGAAGAGACAATTTAACATTAATGATACCCCTCGTATAAATAAATGCGAGGGGTTTTTTGTGGGAAAAATTAATGGCGGCTATTCCTATTAACTTAGTAGTGGAGCAAAAAGCAGACTTTGAAGCAACATTTAATATTACTTCTGTAAACAATGTAGCTTTAAATTTAACTGGTTACACTGCAGAGTCTAAAATTAAAAAACATTATTCTTCAACTAGTGTAAATAACTTTGGTGTTACGTTTTTAAGTAGGCTCGATGGGAAGTTAAAACTATCTATGAGTAGTTTTGCTACTAGTCTTCTAAAACCAGGAAGATATTCATATGATATTTTAATTATTTCTTCTGGTGGTGTAAAAACTAGAGTTGTAGAAGGGCAAGTAACAGTAACTCCTGGTATTAGTTAATGGCAGAAGAATTTCAAGTTTCTATGAGTTATAATAATGTTACTAGCGTTACATTAGAATCATCAACAAACACACAAGTATCAACTTCATATATCGTGGCAGATAACTTAGATGATTTAGGTAATGTAGATACTTCTGCATTAGATAAAATAGGAAATAGCACTAACCATTATGTTATGGTATATGACGGCGTTGCAAAAAAATATAAATTTGTAAATCCAGATGTTGTTTTATCTTCTGCAGCTACCGAACCTACTCAACCTGGATTACCTCAAGATTTTATAAATGAATTAGATATAGTGATGGACAATAAAGTAAATCTTGATGGTGGAACGTTTTAATTATTCTGTTTAATAAATAGTAAAAGAAATAGTATCGATAGGATATTTAAATGGCAGCACCAACAATTAAATTCAAAAGGGGCTTGCAAGCAAATTTGCCTGCGTTGGCAGCTGGAGAACCAGCATTCGTAAGCGATGAATATAATTTTTACTTGGGTCTAGATGGCAACGCTAACACTAACAAATTTTTTGGTAGTTCTAGATATTGGGTAAAAGAGACTGCTTCGGTTGGGCAGTCTGTTAAATTGCACTCAAAAACTGGTGCTGGCGGCGGCGGCAGTGTTTTATTAAAAGCTCCAGATACATCAGCAGTAGATACTACATATACTCTTCCTGCTGCTCCTACAGAAAATTATTTTCTCAAAACTAATGCTAGTGGAGTCCTTACGTGGGCAGAAGTTGTAAGTAACTTAACTATTGCAGCTGATAGTGGCACAGCGGATAGTGTCAACACAGGAGAAACTATTACGTTTACTGGTGGAGAAGGTATTGATACCTCAGTAACAAATAACGTAATTACTATTGCTGCAGAGTTAGCAACTAGTGCGAATGCTGGTGTTGCTACTTTCTCTGCCACAGACTTTCTGGTTACTGCTGGAGATGTAACTCTTGTACACGAAGCAGTTCAAGATATCGTTGGTGCCATGGTGGTCTCCAACTCCGAATCTGGTATTTCTGTAACATATGATGATCCTAATCATAAGTTAGATTTCAACGTTGCTGATTTTACCGTTACTCTTGCTGGTGATTTGAGTGGTAGCGTAACTATCACCGATCTTGCCAGTGGCACTCTAACAGCAACAATCGTAGCAAATTCAGTTGCTCTTGGCACTGATACAACTGGTCAATACGCTTCTACAATTAGTGGTGGATCTGGATTAACCGCAACAGATGCGGGTGCTGATGATGCCACTGCTTACACAATTGCGGTTGGTGCTGGTGAAGGTATTACAGTTAATGCTGATGACGTTGCTTTAAAGAACGGCACCAACTTAGTAAATAATACTGTAATCGGTTGGGACGATACTAATAATCAATTAGTAAACTCACCAGTTACTTACAGTAGTAACGATGTTGCGATTGCTGGTGACTTAACTGTTACTGGTAACGATATTAAATCAAGTGGTGGCACAACTGCCCTGACTCTTTCTGGAGCAAACGTAACAGTCGCTGGTAATCTCACGGTTTCTGGTAGCACAACTACTGTTAACTCAACCATCACAACATTTGATGACCCTGTTTTAGAATTGGGTTTGGTTTCTGGTAGTGCGCCTACGACGGCAACCTCAATTGACCTTGGTTTGAGATTCCACTATTATGATTCTTCTGCTAAGACATCTTCGATGTTTTGGGATGGAAACGCTGGATTTATCTTTGTAGATGCTACAACGGAAGCTGCTGGACCACAACTAACAGGCACGTTGGCACATGTCCAACTAAAAGGTCTTTGGATGGGTGCTTACGGCACCGCAACCAATCAAGTTTTGAATAATAACAGCGGCACCTTCGAGTTAATCAATACACTCGTTGATGGCGGTACATTCTAAATATAAAGAGTAAATTATGTCAAATGATGTTGAGATTGATTACGCTTCATTAATTCAAGTTTATCAAAAACGATTATCGGATTCGATACAACAAAATATTATTCTGGAGACTAGAGGTAATATTCTAACACAGACAGTAAATTCTCTCAGAGAAAAAATTACCGAGTTAGAAGAAAGTAAATCCACTAGTACAACGAAGAAAAAAACAGTAAATACTGTTTCAGAAGACTTTACATAAAGTCTGCCCTCCGCTAAATAGCACCACTGAGAGGAAGCCATATGGCAGCACCTAAAATTAGAATTAAACGTACTGCTGTACCTGGGAAACTTCCTGAGGTGGGGCAGCTTGACTTAGGTGAACTAGCCATTAATACTTTTGAAGGTAAGTTATTCCTCAAGAAAAATCGTGATGGCGTAGAATCGATTATTGATGTTGGCGGTGCTACTAGTCTCGCTGGCAATAGTGGCGAATTTCAATTCAATAATAATGGAGCATATGGTGCGTCAACCAATTTGTCTTGGGATGGATATTATGTAACTGCGACTAATTTAAAACTATTGGGCACTCTGACTGCTAGTGGCAGCACAGGGTCAGCGGGTAATGTTCTAGCAACAACAGGAGCTGGAGTTCAATGGGTTGAGATTCCTGGTCTTGCTTTGTTTCCGACTGGCGATTACAATGCCAACTCAAATCCTAATAATCCGCTTGAAAACACAGTGGATGCTTTTGGTATATCTACAATTGCGTTTTGGGATTGTATGGGACCAGAAGGCAAAATATATCAAGTTGATTTAGAAACTACAGTATAATATTATAGGAAAAAATAATGGCAACCCAAGTACAGTTTAGAAGAGGCACGGCAACACAAAATAATAATTTTACTGGTGTTGCTGGAGAGTTATCAGTAAATTTAAGTAACTATTCTCTTCGTCTGCACGATGGTGTAACTGCTGGTGGTTATGAAATAGCACGGGCAAATATGTCCAACGCAAATTTCGGAGCGACTGTTTTACCTTCCAGCAATACTACTTACAATCTTGGATCTGCTTCATTTAAATTTGCTAATATTTTTTCACAAACATTTACTGGTGCTTTAGTTGGCAATGCTGATAGCGCAACTAAATTAATAACAGCAAGAAATATTAACGGTGTTGCTTTTGATGGCACCCAAAACATCACCATCGAAGCAGCAATTGATAAAACTCTTACTATCGGTAATGGATTATCGGGCACACTATTTGATGGTAGTGCTGATGTAACGGTTGCTATTAAAAATGGAGATAATCTTTCACAAAATAAATTAACGAAGTGGAATGATACAGATAATCAATTTACTAATTCTATTATTGATGATGATGGTGCTTTAGCAACTGTATCTGGCAACTTAACTATTACTGGAAATTTGCTTGTTAGTGGTCTTACTACTACTATTAGCACAACTGATTTAGCAGTTACTGATAAGGTAATTATTATTGGCAGCGGCACCACAACAGCAGCAGCTGCTGATGGATCTGGTTTTAATATTGGCACCACTGGCGTAACACTGACATATAATCATGGTTATACTTCGTGGTCATCAACGGAAAGTTGGAATCTTGTTGAAGGAAAAACTTATAAGATTAATGGCACTACTGTAATAGGGTCAACTGCCCTTGGTAGTAATATTGTTTCATCCAGTCTAACATCGGTAGGAACAATCACAACAGGAGTTTGGAATGCTACGATAGTATCTCCTACCTATGGTGGCACAGGAGTAAATAACGGCACTAAAACGATTACTCTTGGGGGTGATTTTACTCATAGCGGTGCTCATACTTTAGGATTAACAACCATCGCAAATACCAGTTTAACTTTACCAACAACTGGCACTCTTGCTACTTTAAATAATGTAGAAACTTTAACAAATAAAACTTTAGATAATCCAACTTTATTGAATCCAACATTAGGAAATGCTGCTGTAACTACAGTATTACTTAATGAAGTTGCTGTTTATGCGTCCGCTGCAAACACTACAACAGCAACAACGCAATACACTATTCTTCCTCTTTCTGCGACTACATACTCTTCAGTGGAATATTTGATTCAAGCAAAATCTGGAAGCAACACACACGTATCAAAACTTCTTTTGATACACAACGGCACTGACGTAACAATAACTGAGCAAAATAGTTTAACATCTGATGTATACTTAGCATCATATTCAGCTGATATTAATTCTACCAATATTCGTCTTTTAGTTACACCAGCATCAGCAACTGCTACTACTGTCAAAGTAGTAGCAACTGCTATTAAATCATAAATATTTCTAACACTATACGGGGAGAGTGATCCGTTATGGCTACGTACAACAAAGAATTTACCGTAAAAAACGGGCTGGTTGTTGAAAATAACAACGCAGTAAAATTAAGCACCAATGTAGGCACACTTAGATTTGTGTCTCTTAAAGCTCCATCCAGTTTAACTGGAAATTATACACTAACATTTCCAGTTGATGATGGCGCAGCAAATGAGATGCTCATTACCGATGGTAATGGTATACTTTCTTGGGGAAAAGTTAATACCATTAACATGTTACCTAACTCGGTAACTCCAACAATTTTAGAAAATACTGGAGATTTTATAATAAATTCTTTAAGTTTAAATAGAATAAAAGCAACTGGTGATATCATTATTGACCCAAATAATGATAACGGCGTTACGGGTATAGTGGAGATTAAAGGAGATCTTATTGTTAGAGGCAGTAATAATATTTCTGCAGGAGCAAGTTATAATATAGAGACACAAGATTTTTTAGCACAAGTATCAGGTAGATACCTTGTAAACACATCAGTATATTCAGAAGATATTACTGTAACTTTACCCGTATCTCCTAATGTAGGAAATACTATTTCTTTTGCCGACACGGCAAATACATGGGACGCTTATAATGTTATTTTAGATGCAGGGTTAGGCAAAACATTTCAAGATAAAACTGGCGATGTAGATAGCCCATATATTTTAGACGTTGCTGGTGTTGCGGTAACAATTGTTTGGACAGGATCATTGTGGAAAGTATTTGCATAAGTAAAAAATTATTATAAATACTTTTGACAATATAAATAAAATTGATTTAGATAACTCATACTGGGGTTTTAGATGGCACTTTATTTAAGTGAATCACAATCAAGTAGTTCTGGCGGTGGAGGTGGAAGTATGTATTCATACTTCAATACTTCAAATCGATTTACTTTTCATGCGCTTTCAAGAAATTCTGATGGTATGTTGGTTTACACCAAAACAAACACAGCGGATACAGATTCTATTGACGTTTTTAACGTTGATGGTACGCAACAATTAGATCTTATGAATGCAATTGACAATGTAGTTGAGGTCGGTGCTGTACAATCATTATCATTCATATCTGGTGGTATTCCAGTTGATACTGATGCTAATGTTACTTATACAGTGCTTGATTTAACAGGTAATGCAGATGGAGAAGGATTAAATTCTGGTGGTGGGGTAGGATTAAACTTATTAATCACTAGAAATTCATTAGGATTGATTTCAAACATTGAAATTCATAATCGTGGCGCTTTTTTCAGTCCAAATGAAACGGTAACTGTTTCATCTTCTAAAATTAATGACGTTACAGATTTAACTATTCAAGTTAAGACAATCGTTAAATCTTTCAGTAATGATGAAAACAATGATAAATACCAACAGTATAAGTTTGATGCAAGAAAGATAACATATTTCGTTGATGACGAAGGTTATTTTGTTGCTAGATTTGGCACTTACGATTATACTGTAGGACCAAAATAATTGCCAATCTTGGCACAAACGTTTTTCTATCCAACACGGATTCAATAAGGGAATTAAAAAATGGCTGATTTTAGACTAGGTAGATTAAAATTTAACTGGAGAGGTTCATGGGCATCTTCTACTGCCTATGTAATTGACGACATTATTTCCTTTAAGGGAAATACCTACGTCTGTGTCGTTAATCACACATCGGCATCATCTCAAACATCCTGGGCATCCACAGATTTAAATATTGCCACACCAAGATGGCAGTTGCATGTCCCTGGTGTACGGATAATGGGATTGTGGACAGCAAATACATTTTATGCAGTAAATGATTTGATTAGTTACGGAGCAAATCAATATCTTTGTGTTACTAACCATACATCAGCTGCAAACGAAACTTTATTCTATTCAAATATATCCAACTGGTCTCTTTATACTTCGGGAATAACGTATAAAGGAGATTGGAATTCTAGTGTGTGGTACAAATTGAATGATATAGTTAAATACGGCAATACTTTATATTTAACCATATCATCTCACACATCAGGAATTTCGTTTGATTTAACAAAATTTGGTATTTACTTAGAATCTATTAAATTTGAAGATACTTGGAATGGTGGTGGAGAATATCAACCAGGAGATATTGTAACCTTTGGTGGTTATGCTTACATTGCAAAAACTATTAACACTAATAGGCAACCAAATATCTATAATGTATCTACTGCTCCAGGTGGAGGACCCGCTATAGCAGATTGGAATATTGTAACAACTGGTTTTGACACCAAAGGAGAATACAATAATTCTTCAATCTATGTTCCTGGTGATCTTGTGCAATTTGGTGGCAACACTTATGTAAAAATTGCTACTGGTGCAGCTGGTGTTTATCCAACAAACACTGCTGCATGGGATCAAGTTGGCCGAGGTTTAAATTGGAGAGGTCCATGGACTTCGAGCGCAATATATCAAGTTAATGATGTCGTTTCTAAATCTTCTGCTAGTTGGGTTAACTTAACTGCTCACAATACTAACATCGATCCAGTTGCTGACGGTGGTGCTAATTGGCAAGCAGTTGCTCAAGGAGAATCAACATTAACTCTGCAAGATCCTGGAGATATTCTTTATAGAAATGCTGCTGGTGCTAACGTTAATTTGCCAATCGGCACAAACGGAAAAATTTTAACTGTATCGGCAACTGGTTTACCAAATTGGGAAAGAAATAATTCATGTGCTAATGTTTTTTACGTAGCAACTGATGGTGTAGATAGTGCATCATATGGTAAAAATATTTCTAAACCATGGTCAACTTTAAGATATGCATTATCACAACTTCCAGTAGGAAATACACATAATGTAAATACAGTTTATGTTAAGTCTGGTACTTATGCAGAGCAACTTCCATTAATAGTACCTCCATATACTTCCATTATTGGAGATGACCTTCGTTCTACAATTATCAAACCGATTGCAACTGGAGTAGCATACACAACTCCTTTAGCGGTTACTCGTGTTGACGCTAATACATTTACAGTTAATTCTGGACCTTCAAATTATACTGGTGCACACACATTTGTAAGTGCAATCACAAATGGTATAACAAGAGGTGCTGGTACAGCAGCTGCTGTTTCTGGCACAATTACTGCATTGAATGCAACTTACAATCCAACATCTGGTCTTGTAGCAATTACATCAACTGCACACGGATTAGTAACTGGAAATACCGCATTATTTGCTCCAGATTGCTTAGTATTCAAATGTGCTCGTGATAATTACACAGCAAATCATAGTTATCCATCATCTACTGGTATGTCACTTGACTCAGTGCCAGTTGAAAATAGATTCTCTACTATGTTTTATGTTTCAGAATCTACTATTCTGAGAGATTTGGTTATGACAGGAATGGAAGGATTCACTCCTGCAGGAGGAGTAGATGCTCCTGATATTACTCAAGCAATTGTCAGAGGTGTATTCTTACGACTTAATCCTAATGTGCCAATTACTGGCAAATCACCATATATTTCACAATGCTCTGCATTCTCTGGTAGACCAGCAGGAAGCGCAACATATTGCACAGGCGGTGTCGGAGCAATTATCGACAAATCTGTCTATGGATCTGATGTATCAAACGGATCAATGCTGTTTGATTCCTTTACTCAATTCAATGATTTGGGAGTAGGATTCTGGTGTAAAGATCAAGGTAATGCAGAAATTGTTTCTTCCTTCACATATTATTGTCACGTCGGTTATACTTGCACAGGAGGCGGAAGAATTCGCTCTCTTGTTGGTAATAACTCATGGGGTAACTACGGTGCTGTTGCTTCTGGATTCGATACAACAGAAACTGCAGTTACAGGTACAGTTAGAGGGCAAAGACTTAATTTTGTATATGCAGAAAACAGTCCATTATTTAAACAGACTGAGCAAGTTGCTCAAAGCACTTTCGGATCTGCAGATTATGCACTTGCTTTAATTTTATATGTGCAGTCGAATTATTTAATTATAGAGCCAATTACAGGTACATTTGCAAATTCTAAACCAATTACAGGAGTTGGCGCAGCAGGTGTTGTTCCTTCTTCAGCAGTTGCTACAACCGCTGCTGGTGGCGCTACACCTGCTTTAGAAGGTGTTAAGGGTAAAATCTTCCCACTAACTAATCTAGCGGTTGTGGGTGGATCAGCAGTGCTTCCAAAGATTACTGGCGCTACTAAATTCTTAAATGTATCTGGTGCTTCGCAATATAATGATAGTGGATATTTTGTTATTAAGGAAGTAGTAGATTCTTCAACTGCAACGAATATTTTTATCTCTAATCTAAGACAGTTTGATGTGCCTGGTACTCATCCTACTTCGCTTAATATAGCGTCGATGAGTAGATCATCTAACGTTGCAACCATTGTTTGCTCTGCATCTCATGGTATGACTACTGGTGACAAAGTTGTTGTTACTATTGCATCTGCTGTTGCTACTGCTAGACAATTTGCTACTGGATATGATGCATCAGATAACGGAATTATAAAAGGAATTCTTGGTGGAGTTTTACAAAGAACTACTGTAACCGTTACTACTGGTAATACATTTACTTATTCTAATACTGGAAGTGACATTACAATTGCAAGTGGAGATGCTAGACTTACTGATTCTAAGGTTTATAGATCTAATAAAACTGGAGGAAGCACTCCCTCATTACATTCTGGTGGTGCAGCAGTAGATCTTTATAATGTTTCTTCTCAAACTGGTGTTTTAAACAAAGTTGGTACTTCTGGTCTCGCTGGTGGCGATACTGAAGTTTCATTTGATGATGAAACTGGTCCAAATTTTCTTGCTGCCGCATCTGCTGGAGCAAATAACTTTTTACTTATTGATAATGAATTATGTAATATTACTGCTGTTGGGGCATCAAGTATTACTATTACAAGAGCTCAACAAGGAACTGCTGCAGCGCAGCACGTTGACGGTAGCATAATTTTCTATGTAACAAAAACTTCAAACAGCACTACTTTACGAGGTGACGTTGATACGGCAACATTAGATGCTCCGTTATTCTCAATCTCAGGATTTGATGCTAACGACATTGTAAAAATTGATAATGAATTTTTCCGTGTTACTTCGGTAAATACACCACTGGTTGGTAGAGCAACAATTATTTTCTCTCAACCAAAAAATATTATTACTAATAATGGTCAAGGAGTAGAAATTCGTTTGCGCTATTCACAAGTGCGTATGACAGGTCATGACTTCTTGCAAATAGGCACTGGTGGTAAATCTACTACTAATTGGCCTGGCACACCAATAAATACGCCAATACAAAATAATGAAGTTGTAGAAAATTTCCCTGGAAGATGTTATTATGTTTCATCTGACCAAGATGGTAACTTCCGAGTTGGTGAATTCTTTACCGTTGAGCAGGCAACAGGTACTGCAACACTTGATGCTACTGCTTTTAACTTAAGCGGTTTGTCTTCATTACGTCTTGGCACATTAGGTGCTGAGTTGGGAGTTTCTATTAATGAATTTTCTTCTGACATACTGTTAGGCGCTGATTTCTCTAGAGATTCTGCGGTGCCAACTCAGCTTGCTGTTAAAACTTATGTAGACAATCAAACTGGTAGTGGTATCTCAAGACTTGCTCCAAATCTATCTGTTGCTACAGCAGCATCAGTTGGCACTACCGCCACATTAACTACTTTTGCTACGCACAATATTTACCAAGGCGATATTGTTGTAATATCAGGAGCAGCTCAAGCAAATTATAATGGAACGTTTACAGTAACGGCAATCAATGTTGGTGCTAAGACAATTACATATACCATGTCTGGTAGTGCTTTGTCTCCTGCCACAGGAACCATTAACATAGAAAGAAAACAAAAAGTAGTTTCTGATCTTAATATTGTTGGTGAATTTAATATTAGACCAACTTGGAATACTGCTTCTAGCACTCAAGCATTATTAATTGATGCAACTAACACACTATCAGGTGCTGGCACTACATTAATTGACGCTAAAGTTGGTGGCACAAGTAAATTCTTTGTTGACAAAGATGGAAATGTTACCGCTGGTGGTAGTTTAACTGTTGCTGGCACGACAACTACTATTAATTCAACTGATTTATCAATTACAGATAAAATAATTATTGTTGCAAGTGGAGCAACAAATGCTTCTACAGCAAATGATTCTGGATTACAACTTGGATCAAGCAACTTAAGTTTCAAATTTGATAATGCAAACAGCAAATGGAATCTACCAAACGCTGGATTAAATATAGGAGGTACGTTAGAAATTAGCGGCACCTCTGTATTATCATCTTCAACACTTGGATCTGGTATTCTTAATTCATCACTTACAAGTATTGGCACTTTATCTACATTAAATGTAACAGGTAATTCTAAGATTGCGTCTGTAACAGAAAAAACTGAGATTAGAGCTGCTAGTCAGAGTGGCACTCAAACATATAGTTATAATGATGCTGCTATTTTCTATCATCCTTCAGTTGGTGGAAATATTACTGTAGCACTAACTAACATTCCAACTGATGCTTCTAAATCACATTCTGTTGCAATTGTCTTTACCCAAGGTGGCACTGCATATAACATTTCTACTGCGGTTGGTGTAAATGGAGCATCGATTACTTGTAAATGGAGCGATGCTCTGCAACCAACAGGCACTGCTAGTAGATCAGATGTTTGGAATTTTACAATTATCAACACAAGTACAACTGCCACACCTAGTTACACTGTGATTGGATCAAAATCCACTTTTGGTTAATAAACATTCAATATAACTACTATACGGAGAAATAAAAAAATGAGCCCTATAATTGGAAGTTTTACGAGCGGAAGAGCTTTTGGTAAATTAAAATCGGGAGGTGGTGGAATTCCATCTGAATATTTTTCAGTTAACGGATACAATTTGATTTCTGGAATTAGTGGATCGGTAAATTCAGAATGGGAAAAAGTATATTCTACTCCTGGATCATATACATATCAACACCCACCGACAGCAACTGAAGCATATGTTTTAATTGTTGGTGGCGGTGCAGGTGGCGGAGCATATCATGCAGGTGGTGGGGGAGCAGGTGGAGTAGTATATGGAAAAATTAATTTAACAGCGGCAGGATCAACTGCAGTTGTAGTTGGAGATAGAGGTAGAGGTGGCCAGCGGGATGGTAATGGTAGTAATGATGGAGAGCAAGGAGCAGATAGTCAATTTGGTACTTTTGTTGCTAAGGGTGGTGGTGGCGGTCGGTGGAGATGTACTTCTGTAGACGGTGGATCTGGAGGTGGTGGAGGACATCACGCAAGTAGTCAATGTGGGCAGAGTGAGAGAATGAGTGTTTCGACTCAACCTTCTTATAGTGGTATGCGTACACTTGGCCATGGTGGGGGACATGGACAGAATGGCCATGGTGCTGGCGGTGGTGGTGGTGCTGGACGTGCTGGAGATCTTTCTATTACTGGTGGTAGAAATGGTCAAGGTGGAGCAGGTACTTTCTTATTGGGTAGAGGTATTGCTGGCGGTGGAGGTGGAGGTGCTTACAGTGGACAACTTAACGTTGCCATGCCAGGTGGATCTGGTGGTGGTGGACATGGAAGAACTGAAAATGTATCAGCAGATCAAGCAACTTCTCATGGTTCTGGGGGTGGCGGAGGTGGTCACACTTCTGGATCTGGTGGATCTGGATCTGTTGGATTGGTTGCTATTAAATTACATGCTGGAGAATCGATTGGACAACTAATTTCAAACACATATTTTTCAAATAATGGTTTTAGTTTAGTTAGTGGCAGTGGAGGAAATGCTACTTATAGAAAAGATTTTACATCTGCATCATCTTTCACATTTACTGCTCCAGATGTTAATGGCACAGCCAGGATCATTTTAGTTGGTGGAGGTGGTCAATCTGCTGCAGCTCATGCTGGCGGTGGTGGCGGTGGTGGAGTTGTAATAGGAAATTATTCTTTTACAGCAAATCAAAGTATTAATGGTATTGTTGGTCCTGGAGGTAGTGCGGGCACATCCTATGGAGGTCCTGGTAATAATGGAGGTAATTCTACATTTGGTATCTGGACTGCTCTAGGTGGTGGTGGTGGCGACGGAACTAACTCAAGTCAAGGTGCCAACGCTGGTGGTTCTGGAGGAGGTGGAGGTCCTTCTTCTGGTGCTCCTAACAGCGGACATACTGCTGGAGGTGGATCTAATCAACCTGGACAATCTAATCCTGGAGCATATTATAACTTAGGACATGCGGGAGGTGCAGGTAATATAGTATATGGCGCTCATGCATCTGGCGGTGGTGGAGGAGCAGGAGGGCACGGACATATTAGTAATGGAACTGCATCGGGTGGTACTCATTCTAAAGCAAATGCAGACGGTGGAATGGGATATTATTCACCGTTTTTAAATACTCATTGGGGTGGCGGCGGCGGCGGCGGCGGTCATAATGGTAATGCTTGGAATGCAGGCGGAACAGGAGGACTTGGCGGCGGCGGTGATGGATCAGGTGAGGGTGGCAAAGGTGGTGCAGGTGGTAATAATACAGGAGGAGGTGGAGGTGGATCTGGTCACGGAAGTGGTGATGGATCGGCATCTGCTGGCGGCAGTGGTGTTTGTATTGTTTTACTACGAGCAGATGCCGTCGCATCTAGGATTCCCGAATAATTGACAAAAATCAACAGATGTGATATAATTTAATTATACATACTACATTTTATATGATTAAAATAATAGATAATGTAATCTCGTCTAGGTATCGAAATAACATAGAAGCAATTTTTTTTAGTGATGATTGTTATTGGAATTTCAATACCAACGTTTCTGGAGATAATAAAACAAAACAAGTTGGATTATCACATCAAATAATATACAATTTTAAACATCACAGCAAACATGTAGATTTTCTATTACCATTAGTATTCGAAATTTCTGATAAATCAAATGTAAATTTTGATGCTATTCTACAAGCAAGAGCATTTTTGCAACCAGCTTCTACTTGTGAATATGATAATGATGTTTTTCATGTAGATGTTTTTAGAAATCATATGGTATTTTTATATTATGTAAATGATTCTGACGGCGATACTATCATTCTAAATAAAAAATATGGTGACGAGCAACCTTCTTTTCTTGACCGAAATTATAGAAAAGAAGATATCTTGGAAAAGGTAACTCCTAAAAAAGGAAGAGTTGTAGTCTTTGACGGTCATCACTATCACGCAGCTGGAATACCCCAGACATCACATAGGTGCATTTTAAATTTTAACGTAGTAAAGCATTAAATAATGCACAATGTAAATACGTTTTAAATATTAACTATTTTTAATCGTATAAATTATTAATATAACTTCATCATTATTCTGGAGAAAAATATGGCTTGGAAATCAGATAAAATTGTTATTATTGGAGGAGGATCTGCAGGATGGATGAGCGCATCAACATTAGTTAGATTCTTTCCAAATAAAGATATTACGGTTATAGAAAGTCCCGATATTCCAACAGTTGGAGTTGGAGAAAGTACTCTAGGATTTATTAGAGCATGGACATCTTCTTTAGGAATTGACGAAAAAGATTTTATGAAGCACACTGATGCCTCATATAAATTAAGTATTAAATTTACAGATTTTTATAAAAAAAATTCAGGAGGATTTCATTATCCATTTGGTACTCCACATTTCACTGATAAAAATTTTCTTGGATTGCGAGATTGGGATTTAAAAAAACATTATTATCCTGATACTCGAGTACAAGATTATTGTAGAACATTTTTTCCTGCAATGGCTTTGATAGAAAATAATAAAATTAGTCAAAATGAAGGTGGAGAATTTGGAGCATTTAGATTTGACAATGACGTAGCATATCACTTTGATTCTGTTAAATTTTCAATTTGGCTACGAGATAATTATGCTTTACCCAGAGGAGTAAAACATATTAAAGCAACAGTTAAAAACGTTGTTACTGATGATAGTGGGGTAAAAGAAGTTATTCTTGATAGCGGAGATGTAATCACCGCTGATTTATTTGTTGATTGCACTGGATGGAAAAGTATGCTTTTGGGCGATGCTTTAAAAGTTCCTTTCACTTCATATAATGATATTATTCCAAATAATAGAGCATGGGCAACTCAGGTGCCTTATATAAATCCAGAAGAAGAAATGGAACCATATACAAATTGCACAGCAATTGATAATGGTTGGGTTTGGAATATTCCACTATTTACCAGAATTGGTACAGGATATGTTTATAGCGACAAATATATTTCTAAAGAAGATGCCTTAAATCAATTTAAAAATCATCTTAAAACTAAGATGACAATTGTTGATGCCAATAGAATTACTGATGATTTAAACTTTAAAGATATTGAAATGAGAATTGGTATTCATGATAGACCATGGGAAAAAAATGTAGTTTCTATTGGATTAGCATGTGGATTTATAGAACCATTAGAAAGTAATGGTCTTCTTACAATACACGAATTTTTATTAAAATTAGTAAAATATTTAAACAGAGAAATTATTTCTCAATGGGATATTGATAGTTATAATACTGGCACAAAAAGATTTTTCAGAACTTTTGCTGAATTTGTTGCTTTACATTACGCATTAAGTGCAAGAAACGATACTGAATATTGGAATGATGTCACTAGTAAAAGTTTTTCTCCATCTATGGTTGATTTAGTACCTTCAATGGTAGAAGGATTTGCGGATATGTCATCTAAAAAATTTGATGTTAGCGATTTTAATAATACTGCAGGAATCCATTGTTTAGCTCATGGGATGAGATATGATACTATTGATGAATCAGTAATTGCACAATGGTCACATTATAATAAGCACGTAGATTATAAAAAAATAACAGATGAATTAATTCCTATATGGAATAAAGAGCAAAGACAATGGAAGCGAGAAGCAGAAGATTGTCCCACTGTTTATGAATATTTGAAAAATAATATTCATAATTAATTTAAAACCCTTCTTATAAATACATAAGAAGGGTTTTTTTGTATTCATGTCCAAGTCTCAACCAGCTACAAGAGAAGAGTTGAAAGAATACTGTCTTCGTAGATTGGGAGCTCCTGTTCTGGAAATTAACGTTGACGAAGATCAGATTGAAGATCTTATTGATATGTCTTTACAGTATTTTAATGAGCGACATTCTGATGGTGTTGAAAAAATGTTTCTTAAACATAAATTCACTGAAGCAGATGTAACAAGATTTCAAACAAGTAATGCTATCACCACTTCTTCAAATGGTGACACATGGGAAGAGCGTAATAATTACTTAGAGGTGCCAGATCACATTATTGGAGTAGAAAGATTATTCTCGTTTGTTTCTTCTTCTATTCGTGGTGATTTATTTGGTATAGAATATCAAATGTTTCTTAATGATCTTTATGCATTTGGATCTCTTGATATTTTAAACTATTACATGACAAAATCATATCTAGAAACATTGGATATGGTTTTAAATACTGGGTCTATGATTCAGTTACGATATACCAAACGTCAAAATCGTTTGTATATTGATTACGAGCCTAAAACTATCACCAAAGATAGAATCATTGTTGTTGAATGTTATCGAGCACTCAACCCAAATGATTATGTAAAAATATTTAATGATAGTTTTTTAAAACGTTATATTTCTGCACAAATTAAAAAACAATGGGGGCAAAACCTTATCAAATTTAATGGAGTGCAACTTCCTGGTGGAGTTTCTCTTAATGGAGAAAAATTATACGAAGAAGGAAAAGCGGAAATTGCTGATATTGAAAACAAAATGCAATCGGAATATGAATTACCACCAAACTTTTTGACAGGTTAATATGGCAAAAAGTGTATATTTTCCACAACACGGTGGAATATCTCCAGAGCAAACTTTAATACAAGATTTAGTTGATGAGCAATTAAAATTATTTGGTGCTGAGGTTTTTTATATTCCTCGCCAAATGCTCATTGATAGATCTTTAGGAGACGTAGTGATGTCTCGATTTAAAGAAGCATATTTAATTGAAATGTATCTTGTAAACGTAGAAGGTTTTGGTGCACAATCAGAATTTATTTCTAAGTTTGGTTTACGAGTTACAGATGAGATTACGTTTATTGTTTCACAACGTCGTTGGGAAGATGTAGTAAGTAAATCAATTACTTTGAAAGTGCCACCAAGACCAAATGAAGGAGATTTAATTTATTATTCTTTAACTGATGATTTTTATGAAATCAAATTTGTAGAAAGAGAATCACCATTCTACCAGTTAGGAAAAATTTATTATTTTACGATGACAGCTGAAATTTATGAAGCAGGTAACGCAATATTTGAAACAGGAAATGCAAATCTTGATAGCATTAGTAAAAGTAATCAAGATGCATATCTATTCCCAGTATATTTAAAAGTTAATGGTACAGGCAATTACAACATACAAGAAAAAGTTAATCAAACATATACACCACCAAATTCGCTTACTCCTGTTACAGTAACAGCTACTGTTGCTGATTGGGAACCAGCACAACGGTTATTGAAACTAACATATATAAATGGTAATCTAGCACCCAATGTGAGTTTGATCGGACAAACCAGTGGTGCTACACATGTCGTTGATAGTTTCTCTACAATCGATATAGAATTAGAAAACAATGATTTTGCACAAAATAAATACTTTGAAGATTCGGCAGACGATCTCATTGATTTCGAGGAAGGAAATCCGTTTGGTGAATTTGGAGATATCGGAGGATCATTCTAATGTTAGGTAATCATTTTTATCATTCATGCATTAAAAAAACAGTTGTTGGATTTGGCACACTGTTTAATAATATTCAAATAATTAAAAGAGATCCACAATCTGGTGTGGAAATAGAGCGTCAAAAAGTTGCTATTGCTTATGGTCCAAAAAATAAATATCTTGCTAGATTAGAGCAAAATGCAGATGTAGGTCGTAAAGTTGGTATTACATTACCAAGAATTTCTTTTGAAATGACTTCAATAAATTATGATCCATCTAGAAAAACAAGTCCAATTTTAAAATATTTAAAAGAATCTGGATCTAGCACTGGAGTAAAAACACAATATATGCCAGTGCCTTATAATATTGGATTTCAGTTAGGCATTATATCAAAATCACAAGACGATGCTTTACAAATTATAGAACAAATTTTACCATACTTTCAACCATCTTTTAATATCAGTATTGAGATGATTCCAGAAATGGATGAAAGTAGAGATATTGCTTATGTATTAAATTCTATTAATTATGATGATGAATATGAAGACGACTTTTTAGTAAGACGAAGCATAGTATACACTTTAGAATTTACAGCAAAAAGTTATCTTTACGGTCCAGTTGTTAATGCTGATATTATTCGCAAAGCAATTGTTGATACTTCACTTGGTAATTTAGCAGTACATAAACGATCTATAAGATATACAGTAGAGCCAGAAGCATTAACAGATATTAATAATGATGGCACAATAAACAATACTGATACTTTATTGCTTACTCCAGATGATGACTTTGGATTTAATGAGGGTATAACATTGTTATGAGTAAATTTAATAATAACATGGAAGAGATCTTTGATATAGAAACAGCAAAATTAGATGAAAAAATTATACCCATCACTACAGAAAACCATGATATAGAAAAAGATTATAATTATACAAGAGGAGAGTTGTATAACCTTCTCAGCAAGGGTCAGGAAGCGGTGCAAGGCGCATTGGAGGTTGCACAAGAATCAGGGCACCCAAGAGCGTATGAGGTTGCTGTAAACGCTATAAAGCAAGTATCAGACATAGCTGATAAATTAATCGATCTACAACAGAAGATGAAAAATTTAAACAAAGATGAATCTAAAAAAAGTCCAACTTCTGTAACTAACAATGCAATTTTTCTAGGAAGCACAGCAGACCTTCAACAAATGCTGAAGCGAGGAAAGGTAGAAGAATAAATATAACATAAAAGGTATATCATATGAGACTTAAAATTTTAGGAACGGAAGTAGCTCTTCCAACATCTGCTGGCACTGCGATTACTGTAGGCGGAGCAACAGAAGTTCGTTTAATGCACGATGCTCAAGGTAATACAGCTCACTTAGTTACTATCACTGATGGCGAAGCTTCTCCAACAACAGTAGCAACATTTAGCATGTCTCCAGCAGAGACATTGGTTATTCGTAAATTACCAACACAAAAAATATTTGCTTCTAATGATGATGTAAGAGCTGTCGCTGTTTCTTATCAGGGATGAAAACTTTTACTGAGTTACGAGAGCATCTCAACGCATACGAAACTTCCATGGAATTGTTAATATGACTAATATATTAATTACTGCGATTTCTTTATACGCAATTATTTTTACATCAATATACTGGGCTTTATCAGAAGCTTACATTAAATAATATGAACACTAAACAATGCTCTAAATGTGGTGCTTGCTGGATGGGAGGTCAACATTATTGGTCTGGCACTGGTAAACTTGGCAATGAAACAGAATTAGCATCATTGGTATGTGACATGGTTAATTCAGATGAATGTATTAACCCAGCAAAAGGCACTACAACTGGTGATGGATGGGCAAAAAGATTCGAAGCATTAGAATCATTTGAAAGAGATATGGAGAAATTAAAAGATTATGAATGACGCAGTTTATTTGGGTAATCCAAATTTAAAAAAAGCAAACACATCAATTAACTTTACAAAAAAACAAATACAAGAGTTTATTAAATGTAAAGATAATCCAGTGTATTTTGCTAGAGAATATATGAAAATTGTTTCTCTTGATGAAGGTCTTGTACCATTTAAACTGTATGACTTTCAAGAAAAGTTAATTGATAATTTTCATAATAATAGATTTAATATTGCAAAGTTGCCTAGACAAACGGGAAAATCAACTACAGTTATTTCTTATCTATTACATTATGCATTGTTTAATGACAATGTAAAGATTGCGATTCTAGCAAACAAGGCAGAAACTTCTAGAGAATTATTATCTCGTTTGCAACTAGCATACGAGAATCTTCCTAAGTGGATGCAAATGGGAGTTTTAGAATGGAATAAAGGATCTATGCAGTTAGAAAATAATAGTAAAATTATTGCTGCTTCAACATCTTCTAGCGCCGTTAGAGGAAACTCATTTAATATTATCTTTCTTGATGAGTTTGCGTTTATTCCAAATCATATTGCAGAGCAATTCTTTAGCTCTGTGTATCCTACTATCTCATCTGGTAAGACCACAAAAGTTATTATTATTTCTACCCCACAGGGTATGAATATGTTTTACAAGTTATGGCACGATGCAGAGCGTGGCAAAAATGGTTACGTGCCTCTGGAAGTGCACTGGTCTCAAGTGCCTGGTAGAGATGCAGCTTGGAAAGAAGAAACAATTAGAAACACTTCTGCTCGTCAATTTACTCAAGAATTCGAATGCGAATTTTTAGGGTCAGTTGATACTCTTATATCTGCTGCTAAGTTACGGTCTATGGTTTTTGAAGATCCCATACAAGATAATAGTAAGGGTCTTAAAGTATACGAAAAAGTAATTGCAGAAAAAGATTACATCATAACAGTTGATGTATCTCGTGGTACATGCAATGATTACTCCGCTTTTGTTGTATTTGATATCACTACTTTGCCTTGGAAAATAGTTGCTAAGTATAGAAATAATGAAATTAAACCAATTTTATTTCCTAACATTATAGATCAAGTTGCTCGCAATTATAACAAAGCATATATTCTTATTGAGATAAACGACATTGGAGAACAAGTTGGTAATATTCTTCACTACGATTTAGAATATCCAAATGTATTAATGTGCGCTATGCGTGGTAGAGCAGGTCAGATTGTAGGTCAAGGATTCTCTGGCACTAAATCTCAACTAGGTTTGAAGATGTCTAAGGTGACTAAAAAAATTGGATGCTCTAATTTAAAAACCTTGATTGAAGATGATAAGTTAATAATCACGGATTACGAAATCATTAGTGAGTTAACTACATTCATTCAAAAAAATCAATCTTTTGAAGCAGATGACGGTCACAATGATGACTTAGTAATGTGTTTAGTTATATTTGCATGGTTAGCAGTGCAACCGTATTTCAAAGAAATGACTGATAATGATGTCAGGAAAAGAATATATGATGATCAAGCAAATCAAATAGAACAAGATATGGCACCATTTGGATTTGTTTCGAATGGATTAGAAGAATTAGAATCTAAATTTGTTGATGAAAATGGAGATGTTTGGCATCTAGATGAATACGGAGATGTAGCTACAGACGTATCATATATGATGAATTACTGATGGACTTAGAAGATCAAGTTTCTTTATCACATTTACTTTTTAAAGAAAGAAAATGTAGTATTTGCAGGGAAGTTAAAGATTTATTATCAGATTATTATCCTATTCGTAAGTTAAAAAGACATTTACCATCTTCATATTCTTACGAATGTAAGTCATGTGCAGCGCAAAGAATTATATCATTACGAAATGGACAGTATCTTCCTGAAGAAAGATATCCTAACTGGTAATGTTCGTGCATAGTTCGTGCAAATTTTACTGTTTTGAAATCATCTTTTTAATAAATATTTGTAGATCAAAAATGATTTCTATAGGGAGATAAATATGGCTGGTCAAGTATCACCTGGAATTGTATTAAGAGAACGTGATTTAACTAACTCAGTAGCAGTAGCTACTCAAGCAAATACTGCTGCTATTGTTGGCGTCTTTGAAAAAGGACCAGTAAATGTAATTACCTCAATAACATCAGAAAAGCAATTAGTCGATACATTCGGCAGACCAAATTCAAATAATTTTGAAGATTGGTATGTTGCATCAACATTTTTAAGTTACGGTGGACAACTTCAAGTAGTTAGAGTAGCAGATTCAGCATTAAAAAATGCTGTTACTGACTATGATACACAAGCTCCAAATGCTCCACTAATTACTTCTTTCTCTGATTTTGAAGCACAGAAAGGAACAACAACATATAAATTTGCTGCTCGCACTGCTGGCACTTGGGGCAGTTCGCTTAAGGTATCTATTATTGATGGTAGTGTATCGTCAACCGCTTATGCGACTGCAACATATCATGGAATTTCTAAATGGTCTTCTATTGCAGCAAGACCAACAGATACAGATACTTGCCACGTTGTGGTTGTTGATGAAGGCGGTGTTATTACAGGTACCCCAGGCACATTATTAGAAAGTTTTATATTTACTTCTAGAGTTGCAACTGCAGTAAACACAGAAGGAGAAACAAACTTTTATCCTAATGTAATTAATAGAAGATCAAGATATGTTTTTGCTGACGAAACGGTTGCCGCAGGTGATTTAGATTTCTCTTTAGATGGAGGAGCAGACGGATATCAAGCAGCAACTTCTGCTTTAGAAGCAGCATATGCAAAATTTGAAAATGTTGAAGATATCACAATCGATTTTATTCTTGGTGGTGGTAGTATTTCTTACGGAGCAACACCAGGAGATGCAACAAAAACTAAAGCATTAAAGGCAATTTCAATTGCTGCAAACAGAAAAGACTGTGTTGCTTTCATCTCACCTTATAGATCATTTGTTAGTTTGTCAGATTCTTCTGCACAAAAAGATGCAATCATTGCATACTTCAGTAATATAACTAGCACTTCATACGCAGTGTTTGATAGTGGATATAAGTATATCTACGACCGTTACAATGATGTATATCGTTATATTCCTTGTAACGGAGATGTTGCTGGATTGTGTGTGCAAACATCAGCAACTCTTGAAGATTGGTTTTCACCAGCTGGACTTCAAAGAGGAAATTTAAGAAATGCTATTAAACTAGCATACACTCCATCTAAAACTGATAGAGACGAATTATATCAAAACAGAATTAATCCAATCACATCATTTCCTGGTCAAGGAATTGTGTTGTTTGGTGACAAAACTGCTCTTGGTACTCCAAGTGCTTTTGATAGAATTAACGTGCGTCGTTTATTCCTTGCGCTTGAAAGAAGAATTGGATCTGTTGCAAAAACAGTATTGTTTGAATTAAACGATGAGACCACAAGAAATTCATTCTTTACTACTGTCAACACTTACATGACTGAAGTACAAGCAAAACGTGGTGTTACTGATTATTTGGTTGTTTGTGATGATACAAACAACACACCAGATGTAATTGATAGAAATGAATTTGTTGCTGAAATTTATGTAAAACCATCAAGATCAATTAACTATATTACTATTACATTTGTTGCTACTAAAACAGGAACTTCATTTGCTGAAGTAACAGGTCAAGTTTAAATTTATAAACATCATCACAAAAGGTAAAAAATAATGGCAATCACTAGTAGCGTAAGTACATTTTTAAACACAGTAAAACAAGGAGTTAAGAATAACTTATTCCTAGTAAGTTTTGCTTATCCAGGAAGCCTCACTGAAGGAGCAGGTTTAGATACTACAAATTTGCTTTGCAAATCTGCTGCACTTCCAGCTTCAAATTTAGGTGTTATCGAAGTTCCTTTTAGAGGAAGAACAGTAAAAATTGCAGGAGATAGAACATTTGACACTTGGACTGCTACATTTATTAATGATCGAAATTTTGCAATCCGTCATGGATTTGAAAAATGGATGGAAAATATTAATAAACACGAAGGAAATACTGCTGCTGCTTTTCAACCAGATAATGGTCCTACTGGTTACATGGCAGATTTAATAGTCAAACAATTAGAAAGAGAAGCCTCAGACGGTGGTGCTGTATTAAGAGAATATTTATTTAAAAGTTGTTTCCCAACTAATATTTCACAAATTGATCTTGCTTATGATAGTAACGATCAAATTGAAGACTTTACTGTTGAATTCCAAATTCAATATTGGACAGCAGTTAACGGAACAGGGACAACTGTAACGGGCGGCGGAAAAATTGTCTAATAAATAGTGTATCAGTAATGTTTTAAAATGAGTCAACTATTTGGATTTTCGATTAACGGGGTTGTTTCAAAACCAAAAGGACAATCCCCAATTCCACCAAGTCAAGATGATGGAGTAGCTACAGTTGCTGGTGGTTATTTTGGTCATTATGTAGACATAGAAGGAATAGCGCGTAATGAGTTTGATCTCATTAGGCGCTATCGTGATATGGCATTGCACCCAGAAGTTGATAGTGCGGTAGATGAAATTGTCAATGAAGCAATTGTGAGTAATGAAAATCAATCATCAGTTTCTATTGAGTTATCTAATTTAGAAGTTGGTGATGGAATTAAAAATAAAATTAGAACAGAATTTAATTATGTAAAAAAACTTTTAAATTTTGATAAAAAAGGACATGAAATATTTCGTGGTTGGTATGTTGATGGAAGATCTTATTATCACAAAGTAGTAGATTTAGCAAATCCAAAAGCAGGTATTACTGAATTAAGATTTATTGATCCGCTAAAAATTAAAAAAGTAAAACAAAGAATACAAGATAGAGAAAGAAATAGTCAGCAACTATTAAGCAGAGGAGATATAGCACAAACTGCTGATGCTTATGACTTTGGAGAATTTGTAGAATATTACCTTTACAACCCAAAAGGATTTATTAGCTTTGCTGGTGGACCAGATCCAATGCAAGGTGGTATGAGATTTGCTGCTGACTCCATTACATTCGCTCCATGTGGATTGATGGATTTAAACAAAAAAATGAATCTTAGTTATCTACACAAATCAATCAAAGCACTCAATCAAATACGTATGATTGAAGATTCTTTGGTTATCTACAGAATGTCTCGTGCTCCAGAAAGAAGAATTTTTTATATTGATGTCGGCAATTTACCTAAAGTAAAAGCAGAGCAATACTTACGAGAGACAATGAATCGTTATCGTAATAAATTAGTATACGATGCACAAACAGGAGAAATCCGTGATGATAAAAAGCATATGTCAATGCTTGAAGATTTCTGGTTACCTCGCCGTGAAGGTGGTAGAGGAACTGAAATCACTACATTACCAGGCGGTCAAAATCTTGGTGAACTCAAGGATGTTGAGTATTTCAAAAAGAAGCTTTACAACTCACTCAACCTACCACCTTCCCGCCTTACGGATGACAACAAAGGGTTTAATCTTGGTAAGACCACCGAAGTTTTACGGGATGAATTAAAGTTTAATAAATTTGTCGGTAGACTTCGCAAAAAATTTGCTTTTATTTTTCATGATGTTCTTAGAACACAATTAATCTTAAAAGGAATTATCACACCAGAAGACTGGGAAGATATGGAAGAAAACATTCAGTATGATTTTCTTTTTGATAATCATTTTTCTGAATTAAGAGACGCAGAGTTAATGAATACTCGTCTTGACATTCTAATGAAAGTAGATCCTTTTGTTGGAAAATATTATTCTATTGAATATGTAAGAAAGCAAATTCTAAGACAATCGGATATAGAATTTGAAGAAATCGATAAACAAATGAAACTTGATATTGGAAGTGGAATGACTGCTGATCCAATACACACTAATAAAATGAATGCTCAAGCACTTGAAATTTCCGCAACACCGCCACCACCACCCACAGCACCAAAAGCATCTGTAAGTAGTAGTTCAGATAAATAATTATTTAATGGTTAAATCACATGGAAACTATTGATATTGTTAATGCTATTGCTTCTGGAAACAAACTAGATGCAATGGATAAAATTAACGATCATTTATATTCAAAAGCATCAGATGCTATGAAATCTTACAAAGAAATTTTAGCACAATCTTTCTTCGCTTCTGCTGGAGAAGAATTAGATAACGAAACTCCAGAAGAAGGTAACGAAGAATGAAACTAATTACAGAAAGTATCGAAGATATAGAAGTATTAGTAGAAGAAAAAAACGGTGTTAAAAATCTTTATATTGAAGGAGTATTTCTTCAAGGAGATATTAAAAACCGCAACGGTCGTGTATATCCTTTTGATATATTAGAGAGAGAAGTAAGTAGGTATAACGAGAATTATGTTATTGCTGGTCGTGCTCTTGGTGAATTAGGTCACCCAGATGGTCCTACAGTAAACTTAGATAGAGTTTCTCACAAAATTATTTCACTTAAATCAGAAGGCAGTAATTTTATTGGTAAGGCGCAAATTCTTTCTACACCAATGGGAAGTATTGCCAAATCTCTTTTGGAGTCTGGTGTTAAGTTAGGAGTTTCTTCTAGAGGGATGGGATCCATGGAAGAAAGAAATGGTGCTAGTTATGTGCGTGATGATTTTATGCTAGCAACTGCTGCTGATATTGTGGCTGATCCTTCCGCACCTGATGCCTTTGTGAATGGAATTATGGAAGGAAAAGAATGGGTTTGGGATAACGGTTTGTTAAAAGAAGCAAAAGTTGCTAAATACAAGAAGTATATTTCTGAATCTGCTAGGAAAAATATAGAAGAAAAATCACTAAAAGTCTTTGAAGACTTTATGTTTAATTTATAAAATTAATAAATAATTGTAGAATAATCGTATACCTGTATAGGGGAAGCCAAAGATGTCCGATATGTTAAACGAAAAGTTTGGGGAATTTATTGCTGAAACTGGTGATCCAATGCCATCAGTTGGAAGTTCTGTTGTACCTGGTAGTGCCACCGCTAGTGGCTACATGAAACCAGTAACAGGTCAATCAAGCACAGCAGTAAATGCTAATGCTTCAAACGGAAAAGATCCAATGCCAACAGTGCCAACTTCAGTTGTGCCTGGTCAATCAACAGAAGATGATGGTGGATCTACTTTTGAAAAACCAGAAGGCGAAGATAATCCTGGTGCTAAAGCAGCGTCACACAACAAAAAAGTTGCTGACGGTCATGTAACTCGTGACACTCATCAAGATCCAATGCCTTCTCTAAAATCATCAGGTTATCAAATTCCAGGTGGACCTAATAATACCAAAGTATTTGGTATGGAAGAAATCGATTATTCATCTGATGATGACATCGAAGCTCTCGTAGAAGGAGAAGTAATTTCAGAGACATTCAAAGAAAAAGCAAAAACAATCTTTGAAGCTGCAGTCAAATCAAAAATTGCTGAGCAAGTAAATTCAATTCAAGAGCAATACACAAACAGACTTTCGGAAGAAGTAGAAACCATTAAAGTTTCTCTTTCTGGAAAAGTAGATGAAGTCCTCAACTACGCTATTCAAAATTGGGTAGAAGAAAACGTAGTTGCCATCGATACAGGTCTCAAGCTAGAAATTGCTGAGAACTTTATGAGAGGTCTTAAATCAGTTTTTGAAGATAACTATCTCGATATTCCTGATGACAAAATAGATGTTGTCGAATCATTGAATACCGAACTTTGTGAAATGGAGGAGCGCCTGACCGAACAGCTTGAGCGCAATATTGAATTACATAATCGTCTTTCTGGATCTAGCAAAACTGTAATTTTAAATCAAATTTCTGAAGGTCTTGCTGATACACAAAAAGAAAAACTAGCTTCATTAGCAGAAGGTATTGAGTTTGTTTCGGAAGAAAATTTTGTTAAGAAACTTTCAACTCTTAAGGAATCATATTTCCCTAAATCTGTTACTAAAGAAATAGTAGACGAAACCCCAGTAGATGGTGAAGGTCAAGACCTGTCACCTTCAATGCAGTCCTACATGTCTGCCATTGCTCGCTGGTCATAACACTGATAATATAAATAATAATAATATTATTAACCCAATTTTTTCCAAACATCCAATAGGAGTTTAAAATGTTTAACGCAGAAATGTTACAGGAAAAGTGGGCACCTGTTCTCAATCATTCAGGAGTCTCAGAGATTGCTGATAGACACAGAAAAGCTGTTACCGCTGTCCTTTTAGAAAATCAAGAAAAATTCATGCGTGAAGAGCGCGGCATCCTCAATGAGGTTGGCGTAAACTTTGCAGGCGCAACAAATATGACAGGTGCTGCATCAAACACTGGCGCTATCGCTGGTTTTGATCCTGTGCTTATCAGCTTAATCCGCAGAGCAATGCCTAACCTCGTTGCATATGATATCTGTGGCGTACAACCAATGAGCGGTCCTACTGGACTTATCTTCGCTATGAAAGCGAAGTATGAGAATCAAGGAGGCGAAGAAGCATTCTACAACGAGCCTGATGCAGGTTTCTCTGGTGGATCAGATGCTTCCCAAGGCGCTTACGGTGTGCGTAACCAGGCTGGCACTGGCGGAGACATGGAGGGTAACAACCCTGCAGTTCTTAACGATTCTAGCCCTGGCACATATGAGCTCGGATCTAAGTTAACTCGTGCTCAGTCTGAAGGACTTGGCGAATCTGGCGCCCTCTTCCGTGAGATGGCATTCAGTATCGAAAAGACTTCGGTTACTGCAAAATCAAGAGCACTCAAGGCAGAATACACTCTAGAGCTTGCACAAGACCTCAAGGCTATTCATGGTCTTGATGCTGAGCAAGAGCTTGCTAACATTCTCTCTTCAGAGATTCTTGCCGAAATCAACCGCGAAATTATTCGCACCGTTTATTTCGTTGCTAAGAAAGGTGCTCAGCACAATGTTGCAACTCCTGGTGTATTTGATCTCGATGTTGATTCCAACGGTCGTTGGATGGCAGAGAAGTTCAAAGGTCTTCTATTCCAAATTGATCGCGATGCTAATGCTATCGCTCAAGAAACACGTAGAGGTAAGGGCAACTTCATCATCTGCTCAGCAGACGTTGCTTCCGCTCTTAACTTAACTGGCGCTTTAGATTACGCTCCTGCTCTCAGCACTTCAATGAATGTTGATGACACTGGAAACGTATTCGCTGGCACACTCAACGGTCGTGTTAAAGTATACATCGATCCATTCGGTGGTCCTTCATATACTCAAAGTAATGCCTCTAAGCACTACTACGTGATGGGTTATAAAGGCACCTCACCTTATGACGCTGGACTCTTCTACTGCCCTTACGTGCCCCTTCAGATGGTGCGTAGTATCGGTCAGGATACCTTCCAGCCTAAGATCGGATTCAAGACTCGCTATGGCATGGTTGCTAACCCATTCGTTACCGTTGACGGTGCTTTTGGATCTGCTCCTACAGGCGAGACAATGAATGCAAATTCAAACCAGTACTACAGAAGAGTACAAATCATCAACATCAACTGATTCAGTTTGTTGAATTCAAAGACTCCCGAAAGGGGGTCTTTTTTTATGCGAATAAATAATAATAAAAGATTATGGGACAGACTAAGTGGTATTCAGAGCAACCGAAAAATAGAAATTTTCTTGCTCCAGTAGGATTTAAGATGGAATTAGATCTATTTGTAGGCGTAGATTTTTTCTGTCAACGAGCAAATATTCCTGATATAACATTACCGTATACTGAAGTGCCAACAAGGTTTAGAAGTTTCCCTATCGCTTCTGCTGGAGGAATACAAACAGGCGATTTAAATTTAACATTTATTATTGATGAAGAATTAAAAAATTATATGACTATTCAAAACTGGATAAAGAAAAATGGATTATACGAAGAGCATAGTAATTCAGAAGCAGAGTATTCTGGAGGAAGATTAGAAATCACAACAAGTAATTTTAATATTGCTGCATATGTTTCATACGAAAATCTTTTTCCAATATCTTTATCTGATGTTAGATTTGATGTATCCGACACAGACGTAGAATACTTTACTGCCGAAGCATCATTTAAATACACTTCTTTTGAAATTAGAAATAAACGTAATATAAAATTATGAAATTTGATCATTTGAAAACACTTTTTAATCATGTTAAATCAGAATGGCAAGCAGACTCACATATAGACTTTGAATTTAAAAATAAACAATACTCAGCAGACCTAGCACAAATTTCTTTAGACATTCCTTATCAGCACAACAAATACTTAAACTTCTACACAGACTTCTCAACAGAAAAAACGGCACTGGAATTTCAGTATCGCATAAAGTTAAAAGAGAAACGAGAATACTATCAAGGAGAAGCAGACCCAGAGATATACAAAGAAAAACCTTTTGGGCAATCTATCAAGACCTCAGAAAAAATGAAAGTTTATCTAGAGGCAGACGAAGATTTAATTAATATAGAAATAAAAATAGAGTTTATTAGTAAGGCTTTATTCTTCTTAGATAATATTCTTAAGATGATATCAAACAGGTCTTTCCAAATCAAAAATGCCATCGAATGGGAAAAATTCATCAACGGTAACTAATGAATAAAATTGTAGTTAAAAAGAAAAACGAAGTCTTTTTACAAATTTCTGCAGATCCTGGAATACACATGGAATTATCAGACTACTTTATGTTTGATGTTCCTAACGCTAAATTTATGCCACTCTACAGAAACAAAATGTGGGATGGAAAAGTAAGATTATATTCTCCTGGTAACGGAGAATTATATTGTGGACTGGCGGATCATCTAAGAGAATGGGCATCTTTTAAAAATTACGATTTACTTTTTGAAGACAATAAATTTTATGGTAGCGTTGATGAAAAAGATGAGTTGGTATCTTTAGAAGGCGTAAAATATTTTATGGATAAAATTTGTGTAAAACACAAACCAAGAGATTATCAATATAAAGCTGTTTACGAAGCTTTAAAACACAATAGAAAACTTTTGTTATCACCAACAGCATCAGGTAAGTCATTAATGATTTATTCTTTGGTGCGATATTACATTGCTAATCACAAACGTATTTTAATTATTGTGCCAACAACATCTTTAGTTGAGCAAATGTATTCTGACTTTGAGGATTATGGTTGGGATGCAGAAGAGCATTGCAAAAAAGTATATGGTGGTAAAGACAAAAATACAGATAAAGAAGTAATTATTTCTACATGGCAATCAATTTATAAATTTCCTAAAAGATATTTTGATGATTTTCAATGTGTGATAGGAGATGAAGCGCATTTATTTAAATCAAAATCTTTAATCAGTATCATGACAAAACTACATGAAGCAAAATATAGATTTGGTTTTACTGGTACGCTTGATGGATCTGCTACACATAAATGGGTGCTTGAAGGATTGTTTGGTCCCTGCGCACAAGTTACAAAAACAGATAAGCTAATTAAAGAAGGACACTTATCTGAATTTCAAATTAAAATTCTTTTGTTAAAACACGAATCACAAATGTTTTTTACTTACCAAGAAGAAATTGATTATTTAATAGATAATCAAAAACGTAATAATTTAATTAAAAATTTAGTCAAAGATTTAAAAGGAAACACGTTGGTCTTATTTAATTATGTTGAGCGTCATGGAATGCCTTTATATGAGAAGATAAATAGTAGCGTAAGTAAAGAAAGAAAAGTTTTCTTTGTTTATGGTGGAGTGGATACAGAAGAAAGAGAAAGGATTAGAAGTATTACAGAGCAAGAAACTGACGCTATTATCATTGCTTCCTACGGTACATTTAGCACTGGAATTAATATTAAAAGATTACACAATATTGTGTTTGCTTCTCCATCAAAATCAAGAGTAAGAAATTTACAGTCTATTGGTAGAGTATTACGTAAAGGAGAAGGAAAAGAGATAGCTACTCTTTATGATATTGCTGATGACATATCTGAAAAACCTCATAAAAATTATACGTTAAAACATTTAGAAGAAAGAATCAACATTTATAAAGAAGAAAACTTCAAGTATGAAATTATAAAAATTAACATAGGGTAATCATGGAAGAAGAATTTTATGCATCAATAAAATTAATGTCAGGTGAAGAAATAGTAGCAAAAGTTTCTTACGATGCAGATGAAGATGTACTAATAATTGAAAATCCTCGTAAAGTAAATACTGTAGACTTAAGAAGTAAAGGCGGAAACGCAAAAGGATTTACTTTTGAAAGTTGGATATCGGCAACCTATGATGAATTGTTTATAATAAAAAAAGATCATATTCTCACTATAACTCAGTTAGATTCTAAGATAGAAAAGTTTTATATAAAATATTTGTTAAAAGAAAACGATAATGATTATTCTACCAAAGTCGATGTTAAGGATCAAAAAGGATATTTAACATCAATCAAAGAAGCCCGTAGAGTACTTGAAGATCTTTATAATAGAAGTTAAACACCTTTGAAACTCCACATCGTTAATTATACAGCAATTCTCTGGGTCTGTCAAGCCCCTTGCAAAATCCATGATTTCATGTTACAATATAGGTAAAGAATTAATTTAAATGGCAAAAAGAAAAACTGAAAACTATGTCAACAACAGAGATTTTTTAGATTCTTTAATGATCTATCGTAAAATGGTAGAGCAAGATTTCTTTGAAAAAAATGACAGGTATCCAGATAAACAAGATAGATCAAAGAATTGGGAAGGTAAGCCTAGAGTACCTCATTATATTGGAGAGTGCTTTCTGAAAATTGCTACTCACCTATCATACAAACCAAACTTTGTAAACTATATGTTTAGAGAAGATATGATATGTGACGGCATTGAAAATTGTCTTCAATATATTCATAACTTTGATCCAGGAAAATCTACTAATCCTTTTGCTTATTTTACACAAATTATTTACTTTGCTTTCTTGCGCCGTATTTCAAAAGAAAAGAAACAACTAGAGATCAAATCAAAGATACTAGAAAGATCTGGGTTTGATGAAGTATTACATATGGATAGCCACACTGGTGATATGATAGGATATAATGGTATCTCGTCAGATATGAATAGCATTAAGGAAACTCTTGAAATGAGATCTAAACGATGACGATTGCTCTTATAACGGATCAGCATCTTGACGGAAGAAAAGGTAGTATTGCTTTTTGGGAATACTTTCAAAAGTTTTATGACGATGTATTCTTTCCTACGCTAGAAAAGCATAACATCAAAACAATCATTGACTTAGGAGATACCTTTGACAATCGTAAAGGTATTGATTTCAGTGTATGGAATCGTGTGCGTCGTAACTACTTTGAGCGTCTGGAAGATATGGGTATCTTCGTTCATATGATTCTTGGTAATCATTGTGTCTACTACAAGAATACAAACGAGATTAACTCACCAGAGCTTCTACTTAAAGATTTCAACAACATCGAAATTTATGCTGAGCCAGAAGCAGTGATGATAGACGGCACTAAGATTCTAATGTTGCCTTGGATCAACTCAAACAACTATGATGATGCCATGAAGCATCTTGAAGACACCAGTGCTGAGATTGTAATGGGTCACTTAGAGCTAGATGGATTCGAAGTAAATTCTGGTATGAAACACGAAGGTGGTATGAAACCAGAAATCTTCTCTAAATTCAAACAAGTATTCTCAGGTCACTTTCATCATAAATCAACAAAAGGTAATGTCACTTACTTAGGTAATCCTTACCAGATGTTTTGGAATGATTATAAAGACGAGCGAGGATTTCATCTCTATGAACCAAAAACAAATAAACTCAAGCGGGTCAAGAACCCTTATGAGATTTTCCAAAAAATCTATTACAATGATTCTACTGATTCTCATCTCAGCTTCGATACCAGTATCTGTAAAAATTCTTTTGTCAAGATTATAGTAGATAGTAAAAAAGATTATCTAGCATTTGAAAAATTTGTTGATACAATCTTTTCTCAACAACCTCATGATGTAAAGATTATAGAAACTTTAGTCAATGACACTACTGAAGATATTGATGAAAACCTTGAGATTAAAGATACATTAACTCTTCTCAATGAATACATTGACGAAGTGGAGTTAACCGTCAATAAAGATAAACTCAAAAACCTGATGAAGACACTATATATTGAAAGTTGTGAGGTAGTATGAATGTTTTTAATCTGCTTGCAGGATCATCCAGAAGGAGTTTATTCTGTGATATCGGAAGATGGAGAACATGTCATTTTATTCTTTGAAGAAGAAGAAGATGCTGAGCGATATTTGGGATTACTTATTGATAACGATAATACTACTAACTTACCAAAATTAGAAATTAACGAAACTGATATTGACATTGCATCAAAAATATGCGAGAATAAAGGATACTGTTACACTATAGTTACTCCTAACGATTTTATAATACCTCCCACAAATACATGATAATTTTCAAGACGATTAAATGGAAAAACTTTCTCTCGACAGGAAATCAATTTACTGAAGTTGAATTAACAAAAGAAAAAAGCACAATTATTCTGGGAGCAAATGGAGCTGGTAAGAGCACCATTTTAGATGCTCTCACTTTTGCTTTGTTTGCTAAACCATTTAGAAAAATTAACAAACCTCAATTACTTAATTCAATTAATCAGACTGATTGTGTAACTGAGTTAGAATTTGATATTGGTAATAATAAATACAAAGTGGTGCGTGGCATAAAACCAGCAAAGTTTGAAATTTATCAAAATGGTGAAGCACTAAATCAAGACGCTTCTGTTGTAGATCAACAGAAACACTTTGAGCAGACTATTTTGAAAATGAATTATAAATCATTTACTCAAATTGTAGTGCTGGGCTCATCAACTTTTATTCCTTTCATGCGTTTGTCTTTGTCAGCTCGCAGAGAAATCATCGAAGATATTCTTGACATTCAAATCTTCTCGACTATGAATGTCAATTTAAAAGAAAAATTTAAAATTATTAATGATGAATTAAAAGATCACGAATATAATCTATCGCTTATCAAAGAAAAAATTGATATGCAGAAAAATTTTATGATTGACTTGGAAAAAAAGAATAAAGAAGATATTGTAGAAAAAGAAAAACGAAAGGAAACTTTGCTAATTGAAGCATTAAATCATGAAACCGAAATCATCAGCAACGACGAGACAATCAACAAAAAGACATTTGCCGTTTCAGACACAAAGAAAATTAAGGCAACGATCTCTAAGGTTGATTCGATCAAGAACAAAATTACAACCAAGCAAAAGTCATATAATAAAGAAAAAATATTCTTTCAGCAGAATGATTCGTGCCCGACATGTGGGCAATCGATTGAGGAGCATTTTAAACAGGAGAAGATCACGCTTCTCTCGGATAAACTTGTTGAGGTGGAGAAAGCTATGTCTGATTTGGGACAACAACTTTCCGATCTCCAAAGTCAAGAAGATACCTTTATTCTTTTGATTGATGAAATTAATGATCTCAATCAAAAAAATAAACACTTAACGAATGACATTAAATCACTTCATAGAAGAATTGAGGAGTTGGACGACGATATCGGAAAACTGCGGGATTCGGATGTCAATCAACGGGAGCAGTTTTCAATACTTAAATCACTCGACGAAAAAGGCAAGCGAATCCAAGAAACGGTTTCAGAAACAAAAGAAGAAAAAGATTGTTTACTCACCGCATCGCAACTCCTCAAAGACTCGGGCATCAAAACGAGAATCATCAAAAAATATTTACCGACAATGAATAAACTTATCAATGATTATCTTGATAAGATGGAGTTTTCTACATCATTTATGTTAAACGAAAACTTTGAAGAAATAATCAAATCACGTTATAGGGATGAATTTAGTTATGAATCTTTCAGCGAAGGAGAGAAAGCTCGTATTGATATCGCTTTGTTGCTTACTTGGCGCTCTGTTGCTAAACTTAAAAATAGCGTTGACACTAACCTCCTTATTTTAGATGAAATCTTTGATGGGTCATTAGATCAATCTGGCAACAGTGACTTAAGCTGGATTCTACAAACCTTTGATGAGAAGACAAATGTATTTGTAATTTCTCATCGTGATAATATGACAGATAAATTCAATCGCTGCTTGCGATTTGATAAGCATAAGAATTTCTCATACGTCACGGAAGAAACATCCGAATAATTTATCAGGGGTTGCTTCGGCACCCCTTTTGTCGTATAGTAGGTTTAACGCAAAAGAAACCAATGCTGAATATGGAAGTCAAGGGCAATCTAGCCCGACTGCTGGCAACCGAAAATCTAATCGTGGAGCATAGGCAGGTTGAGACCGCTATGTTTAACATCAAAGATCGTGTGCTGACTCTACCTATGTGGGACGTGGCATCACCCAACGTATACGACATGCTGGTGGGTCATGAGGTGGGTCACGCTCTCTATACCCCAGATGAGTATGGTGAAGACCATCAAGTGCCACAGTCCTATCTCAACGTGGTGGAGGATGCTCGTATTGAAAAAATGATGAAGCGTAAGTTTCCTGGTCTTGCTCGTAACTTCTACGATGCTTATCAAGAGTTAAATTCTCAAGATTTCTTTGAGATAGGTGATCGTGCTATGGATACCTATGCTTTGATTGATCGTATTAATCTTTATTTTAAGATAGGTATTCACGCTAGTATGCTAATACCATTCAATGACAAAGAAAAATCACTAGTCGATATGGTTTCTCAATCAGAAACTTTTCCACAGGTAGTAGAAGCTGCTCGTCAGATTCTTATATACACTAAAGAGCAAGAAAAAGAAAAGATTAAAATTGATGCTGAAAATAAAGAATCTACTCAAGGTAAGAGCGATAACACTTCAAGCAAAGGTGCGGCAAACGAAAATCAAGATGAAGAAACAATACGCGATCAAAATGAAAATCAAAATAATGATTACGATCATCCTGATATCTCTGGCACTGGTGGTAATATGGGAGGCACAGAGAATTTAGAATCTGAAACTGATAGAGCATTTTCCGAAAAACAAAGACAACTTAATTCTACTCAATCTAAAACAATTGATTATGTTGAGTTACCACCATTGGATATTAATACGTTTGTTGTTTCTAATAAACAAGTAACGAAAGATTGTAATGAAGCATATGGCGAGCAGTCTGCTGAATTGTTTAATACTATTGATGGAGATTATCAAACCTTTCGTAGCGAATCTCAACGTGAGGTAAATTATCTAGTGAAAGAGTTTGAGATGCGTAAGTCAGCAGATCAATATGCTCGCTCTAGCACTTCGAAGACTGGTATTCTTGATACTCAGAAACTTCATACTTACAAATGGAATGAAGATGTATTTAAAAAAATCAATATAGTGCCTGATGGTAAGAGTCACGGTTTGATTTTTATTCTTGACTGGTCTGGGTCTATGGCTAATTGTTTACAAGATACTGTTAAACAACTTCTTAACCTTGCTTGGTTTTGTAAGAAGGTCCAGATTCCTTTTGATATCTATGCCTTTACTAACGATTACTGGTATAACAAATCATATGATTATACTACAATGACACGCTCTAAATCTCACCAGCATCATAAAGAAGTTTCTGGATACGTTAGTATTGAAGAAAGCTTTCGTCTTCTGAATATCGTTTCAAGTAATAATCGTAATGGTAAAGATCTAGAAGCACAACTTAAAAACTTCTGGCGTCTGTCTTCTAGTTATACTAGTTACTATCAACCAGCTGGTTATAGCTTGTCTGGCACTCCTTTAAACGAATCTATAATTGCTTTGACTGCTCTTATTCCAGACTTTCAGAAACGTAATAAAGTCCAAAAAACTAATGTTGTTATTTTAACTGATGGTGAAGCTCAATCCATTAATTATCTTATGGAATATAATCGTGGATCTTCTGTAAAGATTGGTAAAAATTATATTGATAGTGATTGTATGTTGCGTGATCGTAAGACTGGTCGTATATATCCTCGTTTTAATTCTTTATACTATCAAGCAGATATGACTACTTCTGTTTTTCTTGAATGTATTCGTGATCGTCATCCAGATGTTAATTTGATTGGTATTCGTCTTATCAATGGTAGACGCCTTTCTGATATGTGTAATGACGGAAAAACTAAAACTCCTTATGAAGAAATCCAAAAACAATGGAAAAAATCTAAATCTGTTGAGCTAGTTAATTATATGGGTTATCAATCCTTATACGTGATGGCACTTGATGGTCTTTCTTCTTCTAGTCATTTTGATGTGGATGAGAATGCTACCGATAGACAAATCGGTGCTGCTTTCACAAAGTCACTTGTCAAGAAAGGAGTCAATAAGAAAATGCTGACTTCCTTTGCTTCACTCATCAGTTAATCTAATCAATCAGGGGTTGCGCTTCCATCTCTTTTCCTCTATAATAACTACATACAAAACAACTCATCATGAAAAACTTTGAAGTCTCTCCACTCATTGACCGTTTCGGTCAGGTGGTTACCACTGCTGACCTTCGTGGCTATGCTACGGAAATTGGTATTGGATACCAAACACTCACAAAAAAACTAGAATCATTTAAAATTCAACGTGGTCTATGGCATCTAACTGCTGTGGAAAAACTTGAAGAAGTATTTAACCAACCTGCTGCGACCACTATGTCTGATCCCGCTCGGGAAGAAATGAATCTTATTCCTGCTAAAGACTCTACTTTTGTCCCGTTTGGGAATTTTGTAGACGTGAAAAAAATCCTTGCTAGCAAACAATACTACCCTATTTTTATCACTGGTCTGTCTGGTAACGGTAAGACTTTCAGTGTAGAGCAGGCGTGTGCTACTTTGAAGCGTGAGTTGATTCGTGTAAACATTACTATTGAAACTGATGAAGATGATCTTATTGGGGGTTTCCGCCTTGTTAATGGCGAGACAGTGTGGCACAATGGACCCGTCATCCAAGCCCTTGAGCGTGGCGCAATCCTACTTCTCGATGAGGTGGATCTCGCATCTAATAAAATCCTTTGCCTTCAATCAGTTTTAGAAGGTAAAGGTGTCTTTCTGAAAAAGATTGGTAAGTATGTAAACCCTACTGCTGGGTTTAATATAGTTGCTACTGCTAACACGAAAGGTAAGGGTAGTGAAGACGGTCGTTTCATTGGCACTAATATGCTTAACGAAGCTTTCCTTGAGCGTTTTCCTGTAACCTTCGAGCAAGCATACCCCAATGCTAAAGTTGAAACTTCTATTCTTAAAAAAGTAGCAGAATCAATTGATTGCTATGATGCTGAGTTTGTTGATCGTCTAGTTGCTTGGGCTGATATTATACGCAAAACTTTCTATGATGGTGGAGTTGATGAAGTCATCTCTACTCGTCGTTTAGTTCATATCATTCGTGCCTTTGGTATTTTTGGTAAGCGTAAGAAAGCGATTGATGTTTGTGTTGCTCGTTTTGATGATGAAACTAAACAATCATTTCTAGAGTTATACTCTAAGATTGATGCTTCTATTGATGAAGAAACTATTTTAACTAAGGAGATTACTGAATAATGAATTGGAAATATAATGAAGAACAAATTTTAAAAGATATTGAGGATTATGTAATTAGCACATATAGCAGTCACTACTGTGGAAGTAACGAGGCATATAAAGATATTCAAACAATTGATTTGATGGCAGCAAAAGAGCTAGCACCAGATTTTTGTCAGGCGAATATTCTTAAGTATGGCTCACGTTATGGAGCAAAAAGTGGGCACAACAAAAAAGACTTGCTAAAAGTCATACATTATGCTATGCTGTTACTACACTTCGATTCGCACTACACACGAATCGATAATGGATTATCCGAATTTAAATTATGAGTACTGTTGCACTTTCCAAGACTACCATTGACATTCTAAAAAACTTCTGCACAATTAATACTTCGATTGTGATTAAAGAAGGAAACATTCTTCGCACTATGAGTAATGAAGAAAATATTCTTGCTTCTGTAACAGTAGAAGAAAGTTTTCCTCAAACTTTTGCTATCTATGATCTTAGTCAGTTTCTTGCTGGCTTGTCCTTATTTGACAGTCCAAGTTTAGTATTTGATAATGAAGATTATCTTACTATTAAATCTGGTCGTAGTCGTGTGAAATATTATTTCAGTGATCCTGAAATTACACTGAAAACTGCTCCTGATAAAAAGGTAAATTATCCAGGATCTGATGTTACATTTTCTTTGACAGCAAACGATATTTTATCACTCAACAAAGCATCTAACGTATATAAACTTCCTGATTTTGTTATCGATACAGATGAAGAAATTTTATTATCTGTTAGAGATTTAGAAAATGATACCTCACATGTTTATGATATTACTGTAAACGGTGAGTTTGATGGAAAACATAATCTTCATCTTAAAGTAGAAAATCTTAGATTGATGTCTGGTGATTATAACGTGGGCGCATCTAAACATTCAATTACAGAATGGAAGCATACTAACTTTGACTTGACTTACTATATTGCTTTGGAGCCTTGATGAAAAATTTCCTGTGGGTGGAGGAATATCGTCCTCATACTATTGAAGATTGTATCCTCCCTACTTCGTTAAAGAAAGTATTTACTGGATTCATTGAGCAAGGAGAGATTTCTAATCTTCTGCTTTCTGGTCCTCCTGGTGTTGGTAAAACTACTGTTGCTAAAGCATTGTGTCAACAACTTAACTTGAGTTACATTGTTATCAACGGATCAGATGAAGGTCGTTTTCTTGACACTATTAGAACTCGTGTCAAGCAGTTTGCTTCGACTATCAGTATGACGAGCGGTGGTAAACACAAAGTTGTTATTATCGACGAAGCAGATAATACTACACATGATGTACAGTTATCTCTTCGTGCTTTTATTGAAGAATTTCATAGCAACTGCCGTTTTATTTTTACTTGTAACTTCATCAACAAAATTGTAGAGCCTCTTCATTCTCGGTGTACAGTCGTTGACTTTCGTATTAAGAAGGGAGAGGAGCAGAAGTTACAGGCACAGTTCTTTGACCGCCTTAAGGGCATCCTAGACACCTCTGGTGTGACTTATGATGACAAGGTGGTAGTCAAACTGATTCAGCGTTACTATCCAGACTGGCGCCGCCTTCTAAACGAGGCACAGCGCCATTCAGCAGGTGGATCACTTGACACTGCCGTGCTTTGTGACATCGCTGATATTAATTTAGATGATTTAATTCGTGCAATGAAGAATAAAGAATTCACTACTGTGCGAAAATGGGTAGTTAACAATATGGACAGTGATCCAAATATTATTATTCGTAAAATATATAATGCACTAGTTGAGGTTATTGAAGGATCTTCTATTCCTCCTGCTGTGTTGGTGCTTGCTAAGTATCAGTATCAGATTGCGTTTGTAGCTGACCAAGAGATTAATCTTCTCGCTTGTCTAACTGAGATTATGGTTGAGTGTAAGTTTAAATGAGTTCTAAAAAACAACTCAAAACTTGTTTAAGGTATCCTGGCGGCAAATCTCGTGCTGCTAAATATCTTCTTTCTAAATTTCCAAAAGATATCATTGAATACCGTGAGCCTTTTCTTGGTGGTGGTAGTGTTGCTCTTGCATTCTCAAAAAAACATCCACATATCCCTGTGTGGGTGAACGACCTTTATAATCCTTTATATACTTTTTGGTGTATTCTGCGTGATGAAGCAGACGAGCTATGTGAGTGTATTAAAAGATACAAGGAAGACTACGGCACACCAGATCTCGCTCGTGGTCTTTTTACTCTTATGAAGGATCAACTCAATCATCCAGAGGCAGAAGATTTTTATCGTGCTGTTGCCTTCTACATTATTAATAAGTGTAGTTTTTCTGGTCTGACTGAATCGTCATCTTTTTCCGAGCAAGCTAGCATCAGTAACTTCTCAATGAGTGGTATCAATAAACTTTTAAGATATTCTAAACTGATTCAGAATTGGAAGATTACTAACAATAACTACTGGGATATGATGCTGACACCAGCACCAGTAAATACATTCTGGTTTTTTGACCCTCCTTATGATATCAAAGATAATCTCTATGGTAACAAGGGAGCTCTTCACAAGGGATTTAATCATCAAGAGTTTCATGCGTATATGACACAAGGTAATATACAAGATAAGTGGATGATTACATACAACTCAAATCCCACCTTACATGAATGGTATAAAGATTATACTCAAACTAAATGGGATTTGACTTATACTATGCGTTCTGTAGGTGACTACATGAATGAGCAAAAAGACCGCGCAGAACTTTTGATTACTAACTATGCCAACACCAAGCCTATCCGAATATCTGACTTCTGTCAATCAGACGAAGAAGAATATAATAATTGATAATGAATCAGAAAAAGCATACCCACCTTTTATTATCAACAAGTGTCTTGCTGCTTTCCATGATACTATTTTATTTTCAAACGAGATGAATATGTATCCTCATCTAGATAAGAAGATGCAGTATGACTTTCTGATAAATAGTATCAATCCGAGGAAGCGTTTTAGTCCTTGGGAAAGAAAAGCTTTGATCGATAATCTTGAAGTAGTTAAAGAATATTATGGGTATAATACCGATAAAGCTTTACAAGCATTAAGAATTCTATCTAAGGATCAACTTGAAGATATTAAACGTTTAGTAAATAAAGGTGGAAAAAAATGACTATTGATGTGGAAGTTAAATGGAATCAATCTGATATGATTGAAGTAACTCTTAACGAACCCGATGATTTCTTAAAGGTGAGAGAGACTCTTACTCGTATTGGAGTTGCCTCTCGTAAAGAAAAAATTATTTACCAATCATGTCATATCTTACATAAGCAAGGCAAGTATTATATTGTTCACTTCAAGGAGTTGTTTGCTCTTGATGGAAAAAATACTAACCTATCAGTGAATGATCTTCAACGTAGAAATAGGATTATTCAACTTCTCTCTGATTGGGGATTAGTTACGCTCATCACTCCAGATGCTATTAGTGATGTTGCTCCACTCAATCAAATAAAAGTATTAGCTTTCAAAGAAAAAGAAGAATGGACTTTAGAAAGCAAGTATAATATCGGAAGAAAAAAACCAGATGAAAACGGTTAAAGTTTTATTCTTAACTCCTGCTAAAAAAGCAGAGTGGTTTATTATTCCGTGGGGAAAATTTTATTTAGATTGGTATCGTAACTTAGGGTATACTATACTGATGACCGAAGTAACCGAATAGATTTGTAGAGAATACCGCCTCAGTTATTTTCAATGTAAAACAATATATAATATGAAAGAGATGCTTTCGAGGTCTCTTATTAACACTCGCTTATTAAAGGAGAACAATTATGAATCCGACTACCTGGCAACTATACGCCCCATTTGGAATAGGATTAGATAGTGTATTCACTCGTCTTGACTCAATGTCAACTCATAACACAAACTACCCACCATACAACATCATCAAAAACGATGCCGCTAATTACGAAATTGAAATCGCTCTGGCTGGATTTAAAGCAGAGGAGATCGAAATATCTACAGAACAGAACATTCTCCGAATTGCCTCTAGGGTTGAGAAACGAGATTCTGAAAGAACATATTTACATAAAGGACTTTCCAAACGCTCGTTCTCAAATACCTGGCAACTTGGTGATGATGTTAGAGTATCCTCTGTAGATTTTGCTGATGGGTTATTGAAAATTTCATTAGAAAAAATTATTCCAGAGCATCAGAAGAGAACAATTTACGATATTGGAAAACCAAAAAAACAATTTTTGGTAGAAGAAATAGGATGCTAAAAGAAATGTATTATAATAAATAATAACGGCTACCCCTTTTCTATCGTTGTCGCTTGGAGTTGATGCTGGCAAAATCCAGCCTTGACTCCCTTTTCTTTTTATGATATAATAAGAGCACCCTTTAAAATATTATGATTCCTAGAATTTTAGTTACAAACATTGGAGAAAGAATTATTGCTGGTGTATCTGAAGTTAAAGATAGCACAACCGATAAAAATCTTTGCTTACTTATTAAATGCCCTTATATTCTTTTTGTGAATCCTAAAGAAGATAACCCAACCGAATATTCGGTCAGCTTTAATAAGTGGAATCCATTCTCTTCTGACAATAAATTTCATATTCCTTATCAGTATATTGTCTCATTAGGAGAAGTTGAAGAAGATCTGTTAAAAGTTTATTTGCAAAAATTTGGTGAAGAATTATATGGAGGCGAAGAAAATGTTGAATCCGAAGTTGATATTACTGAAGAGTAATGAATCTATTATTGCTGAGGTAGAAGAGTTAGATGTAGAAATTGGATTACCTGATTGCAAGTTAATTAATCCGTTTGTTGTTAGCACCGATTACATTTATGAAGGCGAGGAAAGGTGGATTGCAAATTTACCTGCAGATGATATAATTGGCAAACCTTGCCAAAAGAGAGTTGCGCTTGAGCGTTGGCCGTGGTATACTGATCAAAGAGAAATTGTTTTCATCTCGGATAATATTTTGACTATTCTTAGTCCTAATGCCGAATTGTTAAAAGCATATATCGATGTGATACCACCAGAGCAACTACAGGAGACTGAAGAAACTGATGAAATTTTATAAGAATATTGAGCAAGTAGGCAATAAAATTTTAATTCGTGCTCAGGAAAACGGCACAGATGTAATGTATAGAGAGGAGTTTAATCCCTCTCTTTTTGTTTCTTCAGACAAAGAATCAGATTATAAAAGTCTTGATGGTAGAAACCTACGTCGTATACAACCTGGCACTATTGCTGATTGCAGACAATTTGTTAATCAATACGAAGGAGTTGAAGAATTTGAAATTCATGGAAATACTAGGTATTTGTATCAATATATAAATGAAAAATATCCAAGTGATGAGATCAAATATGATTCTTCTTTAATCCGAGTATTCACACTTGATATTGAAACAGGTGCTGAAAATGGATTTCCAAATATCGAAACTGCAGATCAAGAGATTCTGCTTATTTCTTTACGTGATTCTTTTACAAATCGTATTGTTGTCTGGGGATCAAAAAGCTTTACGAATGAAGATAAACAAGTTGATTACATGCATTGTGACAACGAAATAAAACTTCTTTCTTGCTTTCTCAAATGGTGGCAGGAAAATACACCTGATGTTGTAACTGGTTGGAATATACAACTATTTGATATTCCATACATCTGCAATCGCATGAATCGTATTCTTGGAGAAAAACATACGAAATTACTTTCTCCTTGGAAATTAGTTTCTGGTCGTGAAATTTATATCAAGGGGCGTAAAAACTTTGCGTATGATATTACAGGTGTTGCTTGTTTAGATTATCTTGAGTTGTATAAGAAGTTTACTTATACCAATCAAGAGTCATATCGTCTCGATCATATTGCTTCTGTAGAACTTGATGCTAAGAAACTTGATCACTCTGAGTTTGATACCTTTAAGGAATTCTATACTAAAGATTGGGATAAGTTTGTTAAGTATAATATAATTGACGTGCGTCTTGTAGATCAGTTAGAAGATAAAATGAAGTTGATTGAGCTTGCGTTTACTATGGCATATGATGCCAAGGTAAATTATGAGGATGTATATTCTCAGGTGCGTATGTGGGATAATATTATCTACATCTATCTTGATAAGATGAAGATTGCTATTCCACCAAAACATCAATCTTCAAAAAACGCTCAGTATGCTGGTGCTTACGTTAAAGAACCAGTGCCTGGTATGTATGACTGGGTAGTTTCGTTTGACCTTAACTCTCTATATCCGCATTTGATTATGCAGTATAATCTTTCTCCTGAGACGCTGCTGCCTCACCGCAGTAGCGTCAACGTGGATATGCTACTGGATAAAGCGTTTGATACTTCAGACCTCTCAGGGGAGACCCTGTGTGCCAACGGGACGCACTACACCACCAAGCACGAAGGGTTTCTTCCCAAGCTGATGAAGAAGATATACGAAGATCGCACCATCTATAAAAAGAAGATGCTTGCTGCTAAACAGCAGTATGAAAACAAACCAACGATTGAGTTGAAGAAAGAGATTTCTCGTTGTAACAACATTCAGATGGCACGTAAGATTCAACTCAACTCTGCCTATGGCGCGATTGGTAACGAGCACTTTCGTTATTACAAACTTGAAATCGCTGAAGCAATCACACTATCAGGTCAGCTTGCTATTCGCTGGATTGGTAATAAGATGAATGCTTATCTGAATAAGATTCTAAAAACAAAAGGTGCTGACTATGTTATTGCTTCTGACACTGATTCTATGTATCTTAATCTGGGTCCTTTGGTTGACAAGATATACAAAGGCAGAGAGAAAACTCCTGAAGGCATTGTCTCGTTCCTTGATAAGATCTGTGCTGTGGAACTTGAAAAGTATATTGAAGATTCTTACAAAGAATTGGCAGAATACCTCAACGCCTACGCACAGATGATGACAATGAAGCGAGAGAATATTGCCGAGCGTGGTTTCTGGACCGCCAAGAAACGCTATGTTCTTAACGTATGGGATAGTGAAGGTGTGCGTTATAACGCAGCAAAGATGAAAATCTGTGGTATGGAAACCGCAAGGTCTTCCACTCCTTCTTACTTTAGAGACAAGCTGATACAAGCATACACAATTATCATTACAAAAACAAATGATGAGTTGATTGAGTTTATCGATAACATCAAAGATGACACTAAAGACCAGAACTATCTCAACATTGCTTTTCCTCGTGGTTGTAATGGGTTACAAAAATATAAAAAAAATAATGGTGTCTATGCTAAAGGTTGCCCTATTCAGGTGCGTGGTGCTTTGCTGTATAACTATCATATAAAAAATAAAAACTTAGAGCACAAGTATCCGTTGATTCAAGAAGGAGAAAAAATTAAATTTTTGTATTTAAAAACGCCAAATCCTATTGGAGAAAATACTATTGCTTTTTTTCAAAGACTTCCTAATGAGTTTAATTTGGAGAAGTATGTTGATTACTCCACACAGTTTGAAAAATCATTTCTCGAACCACTGAAAACTGTGCTAGAATGTATTGGATGGCAATACGAACGTCGTGGTTCGCTTACAAGTTTCTTTAGTTGAGGTATTATGAGTTTTTTACAATCTGTTATTAAGGAGTTAGATAATGAACACGCAAATATAGTTGAAGATTCTATTGTATGCAAAACATTTGTGGACACTGGCAGTTACATACTGAATGCTCTTATTAGCGGAAGTATCTTTGGTGGGTTACCATCAAATAAAATTACTGCTTTAGCAGGAGAATCAGGCACAGGTAAAACATTCTTTGCTCTATCACTTGTTAAAAACTTTCTTGATACTAATCCAGAAGCGCAAGTAATATATTTTGAATCAGAATCAGCTATTGAAAAAGATATGTTGTCTGAGCGTGGTATTGATATCAAACGAGTTGGGTTGGTGCCTGTTACCACAGTACAAGAGTTTCGCACTCAGAGTATCAAAGTAGTAGATCAGTATATGAAACTTAAGAAGGAGGCTAGACCTCCATTGCTTTTTGTGCTAGACTCTTTGGGAATGCTGTCAACTACCAAAGAAGTGCAGGATGCTACTGATGGTAAAGAAACTCGTGACATGACTCGTGCTCAGGTTATCAAATCTATCTTTAGAATCCTATCACTTAAACTAGGTCAAGCTGAGATTCCACTGATTGTTACTAATCATACATATGAAGTAGTCGGTGCTTATGTGCCAACCAAAGAAATGGGCGGCGGCAGTGGTCTGAAGTATTCTGCTTCTAGTATTCTTTTCCTTTCTAAAAAGAAAGAGAAAGATGGCACTGAAGTTATCGGTAACATCATCAAAGTCAAGGCACAGAAGTCACGCTTCACCAAAGAAAACTCGTTAATAGAAACAAGGTTATATTATGATTCACGAGGTCTTGATAAGTATTATGGATTATTAGAGTTGGGTGAGAAGCATGGAGTATTTGAGAGAGTAGGTAATCGTATTAAAGTTGGTGAGGCTAATGTATATCCTTCAGTCATTTATAAAGAACCTGAAAAATATTTCACTCCAGAAATCTTACAAGCATTAGATGAATGTGCCAAGAAAGAGTTTTTGTATGGTAGTGAATAATGAGTGAAAGAATCGAAACAACAATTCTGCGTAATCTTCTCTGCAACGAACCGTTTTATAGAAAGGTTGTTCCTTTTGTAAAACCAGATTACTTCAATGAGATACACGAAAAGATAATTTACGAAGAGGTTTGGAATTTTGCGAATAACTATGAGATGCTACCAACAGCAGAAGTTCTTATTATTAATTTAGAAAGCAGGAAAGATTTAAATGAAGAAGTATATCAAAATGCTGTTAAGACGATTCAAGGTCTTACCAATGCTCCAGTCGAACACAACTGGTTGCTTGACACCACAGAAAAGTGGTGTAAAGACAGAGCCATCTATCTCGCACTCTTGGAGTCTATCAAAATCGCAGATGGAGGCGATAGCAAAGTTTCACCAGATGCGATCCCCGCCATACTCCAAGAGGCCCTGGCAGTATCTTTCGACGAACATGTAGGGCATGACTACGTACAAAATGCAGAAGAAAGATATGAATTTTATCATTTAAAAGAATCTAAAATACCTTTTGATTTAGAAAAATTTAATTCTATCACAAAGGGTGGTATTCCCAATAAAACATTAAACGTTGTGCTTGCTGGCACTGGTGTTGGTAAGTCATTGTTTATGTGCCATTGTGCTGCCAGTTGTTTACAACAAGGCAAAAATGTTTTATACATTACTCTTGAAATGGCAGAAGAAAAAATTGCTGAGCGGATTGATGCTAATCTGTTGAATGTAAATATTAAAGATATTGGTGATATACCAGAAAGTATCTTTACTTCTCGTATTCGTGAAATTGGTAAGAAAACACAAGGCCGTCTTATCATTAAAGAATATCCAACCGCTGCAGCTCATGCGGGTCATTTTAAAGGATTACTAAATGAATTGTCATTAAAGAAATCATTTAAACCTGATATTATTTTTATCGATTATTTAAACATCTGCTCTTCGTCTAGATACAAAGGCGCTATTGTAAACTCATACACATATGTCAAGGCGATTGCAGAAGAACTTAGAGGAATGGCAGTCGAACACAACGTGCCCATTGTCACTGCCACACAAACCACTAGGAGTGGTTTTGGTAATAGCGATGTCGATCTCACTGATACCAGTGAATCTTTTGGCTTGCCAGCTACTGCTGACTTTATGTTTGCTCTCATCTCTACAGAGGATCTGGAAAAAAATGGTCACATTTTAGTTAAACAATTAAAAAATCGTTATAACGATCCTACCTTCAATAAAAGATTTTTGATTGGAGTTGACAGATCCAAGATGAAGTTGTATAATGTAGATGTTGCTGATACATCTTCGATTATTATTGATGATGAAGAATATGAAGAGCAACCAAAAGCAAAAAACAAATTTAGCAAGTTTACCGAATTTATTGTATGACAAAGCAAATCGATCTAGATAAGTATACTCAGTTTGTGGATAGCACTACAAGTTATCCATCTAAAAGCAACGAAGAAATGATTGCTCGTATACAGCAACTAAACGAACGCGATGTTCCTATTGCTCGTCTTATGACTGCTGCTGTGGGGATGTCTGCTGAAGCAGGAGAGTTTACTGAGATTATTAAGAAGTTAGTTTTTCAAGGTAAAGAATTGACAGAAGAAAATAGAATTCATTTACTTAAAGAATTAGGTGATGTGTATTGGTATTTCACTCAAGCGATGCTAGGACTGGAGGTTGATTTGAATGAAGTGGTATTAACGAATGTTACAAAACTTTCTGCACGATATCCTGATGGTGCTTTCGACGTATTCCGTTCGGAAAACCGTGCAGACGGAGACATTTGATGCTATAATGGGGGTAACCTAAATAGAGGACAACCCCTTTTTTCGTAGATGGCTCAACAGAATAAACACCTAGAGCACTTAGAAGACGAGTTAATCAATTTTGGTTATAGCGGATATGTAGCTTCTAAGGACCTCATACAGAATTTCATTGACGAGCTTGGTGGCCGTCCTACTGGTCGTGTGACCGTTACCACCAAGTGGGATGGCGCCCCTGCTATTGTTTGTGGTATTGATCCAGAATCCAAACAGTTTTTTGTAGGCACCAAGTCAGTATTTAATAAGAAAGAACCGAAGGTAAACTTCACTGACGAAGATATTGAAAAAAATCATGGAGAGATACCTGACCTTGCTAAGAAGCTTAAGCAATGTTTAAAGTATTTTCCAGAGCTTAAAATAAAAGGAGTGATACAGGGAGACCTTCTTTTTACTGATGAAGATGTAGCAAGTAAAACTATTGATGGGGAGCGTTACCATACTGCTACGCCAAACACGCTAACCTATGCTTGGCCTGCTGATAGCAAGTTAGGTAAGGCAGTAAATTCTGCTAAGATTGGAGCAGTGTTTCATACTTATTATAGTGGAGCTGGTCCTATCAATAATATGAATGCTGGATTTGGCGTGAGTCAGTTAAACCTGAAATCCACTCGTCATGTGTTTTTAGCATCTGCTACGATGGATAACATCAGTGCTAACTCTGGATTAACTCCTGCTGAAGAGCGCACCTTAAAATCTGTTATCTCTGTAGGAAATCGTAATGTTGATACTGCTAAACCTTTTCTTGAATTGGTAGCACAGGAAGCAACTAAGCAGTTTACGATAGGATATACGATGAAGCGGTTTACTAACAGCTACATCAAAGAAGGAAAGAAGATTAATAATGTTAATCGTTTTATGGAGGGATTTGAAAAGGCATTTAAAAAATCTCTCGTTGAAAAAGTAGATGATTTAAAGTCTGAAAAATCTAAGAATGAATACCGAGAAAAGCTAGCGAATGGTCTTCAATTACTTGGAGCAAATCAGCGGTCGTTTAAGGCATTCATTGTTATCTACAATTCATTTACTAACGCTAAAAATCTTATTAACAATAAACTTGCTGGTCTGAGTGACACTAAAGTATTTCTGCGTAGTGGTGATACTTTTGTAGTTACCAAACCAGAAGGATTTGTGGCGATTGTTGACGGTCAAGCAATTAAAATTGTTGATCGCTTGGAATTTTCTCGTGCTAACTTCACGCTGGAGAAGTCTTGGAAACCTCCTACTACTTCTGGTGCTAAGATTGCTGCGTTTACTTTTGGTCGTTTTAATCCTCCTACGACGGGACATGAGTTATTGATAAATAAAGTCAAGGAGTTTGCCGCTGGGAATGACTACTTTGTTTTTCCTAGTCATACTACTGACAAGAAAGGTAAGAATCCTTTGACCGCAGAGCAAAAAGTATATCTTATGAAAGAGATGTTTCCTTCTCATAAGGATAACATCATTTTAGATGAAGCTATTCGTGACGCTATCAAAGCTCTCAAGTGGCTTGAAGATAAAGGATATACCGATGCTATCTTTGTAGTTGGTTCTGATCGTGTGACCGCATTTCAATTTATCAAACAATATAATGGTAAAGATTACAATATGAATACTGTTGAGATTAGAAGTGCTGGTGAGCGTGATCCAGATGCCGATGATGTATCTGGTATGTCTGCAAGCAAGATGAGAAAGGCAATCGTTGAAGCAGATATGGTAACTTTTGAGAGTGGATTGTCAAGCAGTGTTAAAAATAATAGTGAATTTAAGACGATGTATTATCAAGCAGTGTTGGGGGGAATGTCCTAATGTCACAATTTAATTTAAGAAAAGAAACAAGAGATGTTTCTAATTTTATAGATATGGATATTGTAGCATTAAAGTTTAGGCGTATTCATGGAATGATTCGTGTAGCTGCTGCTAATGCATTCAATAGTCATTATGGAGAAGTAAAAGGATTTGAATATGAAATTGAAGGTGGTGACGGTATAACAGATTCCTCACCTATATTAGAAATTAATAAAAAATTTGAAGGTGGCAGATCAACATCTTTGAAATATAAAATTACTTGTGATAATGGAATTCCAGAGTATTGTGATTTGTATTTTAGAACGCCGAGAGCAGATTTCATTAATCATATGATTTCCTTTATCAATAAAAGAAATGATTTGAAGAATGCAGTTGGTATTACAAACGTGGAATTGAAGACAGAAGATGGGGGCAAAAATCCTACTTTGTTTATTAAAATGTTACACAGCTATCCTGGATTGGATAAGAAAGGGAAAAAAGTTACCAAGTATTCAACTATCAATTTAAACTTTTCTCTTAAGTATGCTGGGAAAGATAATAATGCTAAGGCACTTGCCACACTTAAACCAAAGGATGTTGAACCTAAAATTGTTGATGTTTGGTTGACTCCAGAATTGTTGTATGATAATATAATATCTTATGTTGATGGCAATAAATTTCCATCACAAAGCAATTCATTAAAACAATCTTATAAGAATATTATTATTGATGCGTATACTAATAAATCTTTGAAAGATAAAGTTGGTATAGCGGCAGATTTATCTTCAGAATTTTTTGAAGTATTATCTGCATTGAAATTAAGTATGCTATTGAAAGCAAATGTCACAGAATTAAAACAAACACTTGGATTGTCAGATGATGAGACAGTCAAATCAATAGAAGTTAAAATACCAGCAGCAGCAAACGAAGCATTGATAGATTATTTTGTTGCAGTGAATGGTAACAAGGAGCATCCATTGCGGATAAGCGTCAAATCAAAAGTGCGGGGATCTTCAACTTCTACAGTTAAATTTACAACCGCTTTTGTAAATGAAAGAGAAGTATTACAATGGTTTAATAATATTAAATCAACAGTAACAAAAAATAAACAACTTGGTCAATATACCATTGCTTCATCTGCTTTGAATTATGATAAAAAGTATTCTGGTAGATTAACAATGTATCCTATCAAAGGATTGCTTCGTCTTTTAACTGGACCTAAATCATCTACAGTAAGACAAGATTTAAACAGAGTTTTAGATTTGAAAGGATTTACTATTTCTGATTTTATTGATTTACTTAAAAAGACAGATAAAAAAATGGGCACACTAAAAGTAAATTACGAACCATTTGATAATATTTTTTTAAAAGATTTAGATTTACTAACTAAAGTTAAAACATTACTGGCGCTTAACATTTATGATGAAGGGAGCAAGAAAAAAAAATTGATTGAATCAATATCATTATCGCAGAAAGAAGCTGCTAAAAAAAATAATGGCAAGTATCCTTTCGCTGTAAATAATTTAGCTTTACTATGCGAAAGAGTGCTGGTAGAAACTTCAAAGAAAGACGGACAAACTAAATTAAATTTTTATAAAATGTTTTATGACCAAGTGCTTACAAAAAATCAAGTAGCATATGCTATGACAAGTAGAGACACTAAAGGTGACGTAGTAAAATTAGAATACTCATTTGTTAGTGCAGTTGACTTTGGTAAATATAAAAACTGGATTGCACTAAGAAGTAAAAATTATGGCAACAATATGCAAGACGCACTAGGAATGGCAGTATGAAATCACTCAAAGAATTATTACAAATATCTAAACAGAAAGCATACATGCTCGGCAATATGTTTGCTGAAGGCGATATTATTAAAAACACAAACGGACAAGTAGGAAAGATTCATAGACGTGGAGTTAACTATGTTATTGCTGTCACTGAAGAAGGCGAGATGTTTAGAACTTGGGTGAAGGATATTAAAGAACATTGTGGGTGTGAAGAAAAAAAAGAAACTACAGCACAAGATACAATCAAGACATTTATAAATAAGAATAAAAGGCAGCCTAAAAAATGAAACCTCTTCACCACGATGATTACTCCAAAACATTAATGGAGAGAGCTATTGCTAATATGACTGACATGTGGTCTTATGGCATAAACGAAGACGATAAAAAATGTTGCAATAAAACTGGTGCTGGTAGTTCATGCCCGATGCATGGAGATGCAGATTGCAATTCTTCTAAAAAAAATAGGAAAGAAGAATTTGAAATTTTAGAATATCATGAAATTGAAGTTGATGGGGAAACCATTATTATTGAAAAAACTAAAATGGATGGCGTTGATGATAACGGATCTAAGACATGCTGGAAAGGATATAAGAAGCAAGGCACCAAAAGTAAAGGTGGTAAAGAAGTTAATAATTGTGTGAAATCTGGATACGAACCAGAAGGAGATACGATTGAAGAAAAGAAAGATATGCCTGGTGGTCAAGAGAAGATTGATGCTAACAAAAATGGTAAGGTAGACGCTCATGACTTTGCAATTCTTCGCAATAAAAGAAGCAAAAAAACAGTAAAGGAAATGTGGGAGCTTGCTGTAGAAGCAAAAGCACAAATTGAAGTGATGCCCGAGTTAGATGATAAAGATCCAGCTAACGTAAAGAAGAAAGAAAAGAAAGAAAAAAGTTGTTAAGATATCGAAATAATAAATAGAATCGGTCCACCCCATAACGGAGATTATTATGTCTATCGCAATCGCATGGTTAGTTGCTAATCAAGCACTTGTAGCAACTGTATTATTTGCAGTTTCTGAAGCACTTGGTGCGAATTCAAAAATCAAGGCAAACGGTATTCTTTCACTTCTTATTATTCAGGGTCAAAAACTTCTGAAAGATAAAGGCGCAAAAGATTTTACCCCTTGATATTCGTCTAGCATATATTGAGGGGATGCTTCGGCATCCCTTTTTTTATAAATACTCTTAGATATAAGACCTACAACAGGGAGAGACATCATGCCTCTATGGGGAAAAACAGATAGCCAAAACGATAAACCAAAGTGGTATACCACTTTAGGAAGTATGGATACGGCAAACAGACAATTAATTTTTATAGATAATACAGAAGCTTCCTTAGAAGTTAATAGAGCAAGAGGATTTAATTCTCCTGGTTGGTGGTCATACTTTACAGTAGAGCAATCTGATGGTACTCTTCGTTATAGAGGACAAGAATGTTTAGTTGCTATTTCACAAACAGCAGCAAATGCTAGTGATCAAGCAGATGATGCTGTTGCTGCAGATTCTGCTCCAACACCAATTACAATTTCAGCACAACCTGCTAATGTTACTGGTGCTGCTACTCCATTCACAGGCACCTTTGCGGTTACTGCTGCTGGGCAAGCAACACTACAGTATCAGTGGCAGCGTCAAGCAGCAAGTGCTACAACTTGGACAAACATTACTAATGCTGGAGTATTCTCTACTGCTACTACTGACACACTCACCCTTACTGCTGCTAGCAAAGCAGTGTATGATGGTTATAAATTCCGTGTGAGAATTACTTCTGCTGGTGGAGCAGTTACTGTAATTTCTAATTCTGCTTCAATCACATATGCATAATCATGATTATCAATGAGTTGAATAAAGACACTTGGTTATTCTTTGCTATAAAAAATTATAATAATCCAACTTCGGTTACATATGATGATTTTGAAGAAGATTTAAAAAGATTCAAATATATTAAAAGATTACTTAAACGATATGAAATTGGTGGAGAGTTAAAAACTCATTTAATTTTAAATCATATAATTGTATTGTATAATATATTCAATGATGCGGCAACTCCATTACTATTTTATAAAATAGAATCTAAGTATTGGGAAATCGTTAAAGCGTTTATGGTTTACTTAGATAGACTACCCACAGAAATAAATACTAATGATATAGATGAGCAATGTTTAAAGAACCTCAACCAAATTTAAATGAAATGAAAGCAGGTGATGGAAGTGGTCTTGCTTTACCACCGTCCTTTGTCTTTGTTAATACTAAAAAAAAGCGAGTCTACAAAAAAAATGATGATGTAAAAATTGATGGGCGTAAAAAAAATGCTCGAAAACTTGTTAGACGAATTTTAACCAACCGCACAAAAAGGAACGGAAAAATGGCAGAAGAAATTACTAGTGTGATTAGTGAAGAAGGACAAACTTCTACTGAAAAAGCACAAAAGCAAATTAAACAACAAAAGATTCTTAAGAGCAGACAAGAGCTTCAGAAGAAACGCAGTGATGCTAAAGCAAAAATGCAAGACAAGCAAGGAGAAATGGAAACTCTTGTTAAAGCACGTCTTACTGACTTTAGAAAAAAAGCAGCGGATAAACAGCAAGCAGCTACTAAACAAGTTACTTCACAAAAAAACTCTTATGATCCAAGTGGTAATGTTATTTCGGAATCAAATCCAAATGCCATTGCAACAGTAGGAGCAAACATTGATGTCTTTTCTCAAGCATATAAAATTGCTCAGGAAGGTAGTTCTTATGGCAGAAATCCAGAAGTTTCATTTGCTCAGGTAAGATTCCAAGATGGAAACTCAGCTCAGATTAGTTTCTTCGATGCTCAAAAAATTGTAGCTGCTTACGAAGGACTTAACGATGATAATAGAATTAAATTTTGTGCTTTGTTAAATATGAATCCAGAAACTTACAGTAATGCTCTTCAATTCGCACAGTACAACGTATAAACAAGAGGTAACATGTTAGGATTCGGCACCACTTCTAGAAATATCTCAGTTTTAGAAGCAAAATTTTCAATCTACGAAGATCTTTCGAAAGAAATGCTTGACAAACTTGAGAGAGCTGTAGATAAAATTAGTGAAGGAAACAATTCTGTTGCTCTTATATTAGAAAGACATGAAAGTAGGTTAGAACAAGCAGACAAAGCAGATCTTGCTTTGATGGAATTGATTAGAGATGTGAGACATAAATTAATTGAATTGGAAAAACAAGTTGCTGAGCTTTCTAAATTTCGTTGGATAACCATGGGGATTGCCACCAGTGCTTTAATCGTGATTGGATCAGCATCTTTCTTTGGAAACATCTTGACACTTGAAAAGAATGATGGTATTATAGATGGAGTAAAGGCACCTCTTATACAATGAATTATATCGACACCAAATACATTAGTTTGGTCTCACCTCAACTGACAAATTTTACCGAAAAGAAAAAATCCTTATATAATTTTAGATGCCCATACTGTGGAGATTCTTCAAAAAGTAAAAATAAATCTCGTGGATATTTTTTCGAATATAAAAACAGTTTTGTTTTTAAATGTCACAACTGTGGTATCACTAAAGGTTTTGCTAAATTTTTACAAGACATTAGTGTAGGTCTTTATGATCAATATCTTTTAGAAAAATATAAAGAAGGCACTACTGGAAAAGGTCGGCGCATATCAAATCCCAAATTTGATTTTAAGAAGCCAGAGTTTAAAACTGTAACAAAACAAACAATTTTTGATTCTCTTCCAAAGATATCAGACCTAAATACTACACACTTAGCAAAGCAATACCTACTAGACCGAAAGATACCAGAGAAATACTTCTCAAATTTCTATTATGCAGAGGATTTCAATGCTTGGGAGAATAACAAAAACACAATTAAAGAAGCACGAATCATACTTCCTCTTACATCAGAAGATGGAAACACATTTGGATATCAAGCAAGGTCTCTTAACAAGAATGCAACTCTTCGCTATATCACTACCATCCTGGATAAGCAATACCCTAAACTATTTGGACTTGATCGTATAAACACAGATGAAAATATCTACGTCACAGAGGGTCCTTTCGACTCTCTTTTCTTGTCTAATGGAATAGCAATGTGTGGCGCTGATGTTGTGCTTGACAAAGTATCTTATCCTACTCATACATTTGTTTATGATAACGAACCAAGAAACAAACAGATTGTACAAAGATACGAAAAGTGTATTGAAAAAGGAGAAAGTATTGTAATATGGCCTGATTTAATTAAGCAAAAAGATATTAACGATATGGTCTTAGCTGGTTATAACGTGCAGTCGGTGGTAGAGTGCAACACCTATAAAGGTTTAGAAGCAAAAGTAAAATTTAATCTTTGGAAGAAAGTATGAGTAACGGAATAAAAGTTAAAAAACGTGATGGGTCTACTGAATTACTTAACCTCGATAAAATTCATTCAATGGTTGATTGTGCCTGTGGAGGACTCAGTGGAGTATCCCCATCACAGGTAGAAATTCAATCTGGTATTCAATTTTATGATGGTATACCAACAAACGAAATTCAGGAAATTCTTGTTAGAGCAGCAAGTGATCTTATTAATCTTGATGCTCCAAACTATCAATTTGTTGCTGCTAGGCTTCTCTTATTTGGATTATATAAACAAGTATTTGGAAATGATTGGAAAAATGGTTTTCCTTCGATCAAAGATCATTTGTATTATAATAGTATTACTGGTGCTTCTGATGTATATGATAAAGAAGTAATTGGATATTACTCTGACGATGAATGGGATAAAATTGATACCTATATTGATCACAATAGAGATTACTTATTTACTTATGCTGGATTGAGACAAGTAGTAGATAAATATCTCGTACAAGATAGAAGCAGAAACAGAATTTTTGAGACACCTCAATATGCTTATATGCTTGTAGCAGCAATTATTTTTGCTAAGTATCCTAAAGAAACCAGACTTTCATACGTAAAGAGATACTATGACGCAATCTCAAAGCACAAAATCAACGTGCCAACCCCTATTCTCGCAGGAGTCAGAACACCACTTCGTCAATTTGCATCTTGTGTTTTGGTTGATGTTGATGACACCCTCGATAGTATCTTTAGCAGCGATATGGCTATTGGCAAATATGTCTCACAGAGGGCTGGTATCGGTATCAACGCAGGTAGAATCCGTGGTCTCAACAGTAAAATCAGAGGAGGAGAAGTTTCTCATACAGGTGTTATCCCATTCCTCAAAAAGTTTGAATCAACTGTTAGATGTTGTACACAAAACGGGATTCGCGGTGGAAGTGCTACTGTCCACTTTCCAATCTGGCATCAAGAAATAGAAGATATTATTGTTCTTAAAAACAACAAAGGCACCGAAGATAATCGAGTTCGTAAATTAGATTATAGTATTCAGATCTCTAAATTATTCTACGAAAGATTTATTAAGAATGAATCAATTTCTCTCTTTTCTCCTCACGATGTTCCTGGTTTGTCGGACGCTTTTGGCCTTCCTGATTTCGATGATTTGTATATACGTTACGAAACAAATAGTAATACTCCAAGAAAAACTGTCAACGCTCAAGATCTTATTCTCGATATCTTAAAGGAAAGAGCAGAGACGGGGCGAATCTATATTATGAATATAGATCATTGCAACCAGCATTCCTCTTTCAAAGATAAAATTTGGATGAGTAATCTTTGTCAAGAGATTACACTTCCAACTAAACCATTGGATCACATTGATGATCCTAAAGGTGAAATTGCTTTGTGTATTCTTTCTGCTGTGAATTTGGGAAAAATTAAAGTCAACTCAGAGTTAGAAGAATTATGTGATCTTTCTGTTCGTTCTTTGGATGAATTAATCGACTACCAAGATTATCCTATTCATGCAGCACGAATCTCTACTGAGAATCGTCGCTCATTAGGTATTGGTTATATTGGTCTAGCACACTATCTTGCTCGTACTGGGCAGCGTTATGAAGACAAACAATCTTGGCAACTCGTGCATGATCTTACAGAAGCATTTCAGTATTATCTACTGAAATCTTCTAATCAACTTGCCAAAGAAAAAGGTAAGTGTGGATGGTTTGATCGCACTAAGTATGCTGATGGTATTCTTCCAATAGATACCTATAAGAAAGAAGTAGACGAAATTGTATCGCATAGGTTATATTATGATTGGGAAGGTCTTCGGGAATCGATCCTGGCTCACGGTCTCAGGAACTCAACACTGTCCGCACAAATGCCTTCGGAGAGCAGTTCCGTTGTGTCAAATGAAACAAACGGAATCGAACCACCTAGAGCATACCTGTCTGTTAAAAAATCCAAGAAAGGAGTACTTAAACAAATCGTGCCCCAATATTCGACTCTTAAGAATAACTATACGCTCCTTTGGGATATGCCTGGGAATACTGGGTATATTAATATTGTTGCAGTTATGCAGAAATTCTTCGATCAAGCGATTTCTGGAAACTGGTCCTATAATCCAGAGCATTACCCAGATAATGAAGTTCCTACTAGCGTAATAGCACAAGATTTTCTCAACACTTATAAGTTTGGTTGGAAAACTTCCTATTATCAAAACACATATGATGTCAAAAAAGATTCTGACGATGAAGATCAGAAGAAAGATGTAGAAAATTTATTAAATTCAATTTTAACAAAAGTAGAGGAGGAAGATGACTGTGGCAGTTGCAAAATTTAAACTCAACAACTCACCAAAAGTAGAAGGGATGACCGTGTTCAATACGAATTACGTAGACACCAAAAAGCAACCAATGTTTTTTGGTGCTCCTTTAGGAATACAAAGGTATGATTCATACAAGTATCCTATTTTTGAAAAACTCACTCAACAACAACTTGGATACTTCTGGAGACCAGAAGAAATTTCTTTATCGAAAGATAGAGGAGACTACATGACCCTTCGCCCAGAACAGAAACATATCTACACATCTAATTTGAAGTATCAGATTATGCTTGATTCTGTTCAAGGTCGTGCTCCTGGTATGGCATTTGCTCCTTATTGTTCGTTGCCTGAGTTAGAAGCATGTATGTCTATATGGCAAACAATGGAGATGATTCATTCTCGTTCGTATACATATATTATTAAGAATATCTATTCTGATCCATCTGAATTGTTTGATACGATTTTAGATGATGATAACATTATGCTAAGGGCGAAGAGTGTAACTGAAGCATACGATGATTTCATTCGTGCCGCTCAGGAATATTCATCAGGTAATCAATGGCAACATCAACTTGAAGGAGTAGATACTGCTAAAGAAACTTTGTATCAACTAAAACGTAAACTTTATAAAGCTATTGTTAATGTCAATATTCTCGAAGGTATCAGATTCTATGTCTCTTTCGCTTGCTCGTTTGCGTTTGGCGAACTCAAACTTATGGAAGGATCGGCTAAAATTATCTCTCTCATCGCACGAGACGAAAGTCAGCATCTTGTCCTTACTCAAAACATCATCAACAAATGGCGTGATGGAGACGATCCAGACATTCTTCAAATCGGTAAAGAAGAAGAGCAGTGGACAGTAGATCAGTTTAGAAAAACTGTAGAAGAAGAGAAAGCATGGGCTCAATATCTATTCAAAGATGGCAGCATCATTGGATTGAATGACAAACTACTTAACTCATACGTTGAGTATATTGCTAATCGTCGTATGAGAGCGATTGGTTTGAAGCCTGTGTTTGATACTCCTATGTCAAACAATCCATTGCCTTGGACTCAGCACTGGTTATCATCTAAAGGTCTACAAGTTGCTCCGCAACAAACTCAAGTTGAATCGTATGTTATCGGCGGCATTAAGCAAGATGTTAAATCAAATACGTTTTCTGGATTTAAACTTTGAAATTTTATAGAATATCTGA